TCACGGTGCGCTGCCCGTGCTGGTGGCCCGCGGCGCCGGGCACACGTAGACGGGGCCGACGATGCTGCCGGTGGGCGAGAGTGCCTCGCCGATGCGGACCGGCTGGTGGTCGTGGCTACCGCAGACGCAGGGCCACTCCTCGGTGGCGGTCCGGTGCTGGGGGTGGGTTTCCGTAGGCTCGTCCACGTCGACGCTCCGATCGTCGGCGCCTCCGGGGTGGCGGCCCACGCTCCCCGGGGGGCTTTCTGCTGTTCCGCCTGATCGTAGGTGCGATAGGTGTGATACGTCTGCTAGTCGCGCCCGTCTCGCCCGTCGGGCTGAGCGGTCTTAGCGTCGGGATCATGAAGTGGGAGCCGGATGTGCCGAGGTGGAAGCAGGTTCACGAGAAGCTGCGGGAGCGGATCCTCGACGGCACGTATGCGCCGGATGAGCAGTTGCCGTCGGTGGTGGCGATCTGCGGCGAGTTCGGTATCTCGCAGATGACGGCTCGCCGGGTCCTGACGGAGCTGCGCACGGCCGGCCTGGCGTACATGCAGCCGGGGATCGGCACGTTCGTCACCGAACTGCCGCAGCCGGGGGGCGATACACGCCAGGCATGACAATGCCCCCGTCGATATCGACGGGGGCATGCAGTCCGTCAGGCGGTCTCCCCCGCCTCGGCAGGGCCGACGAAGCGTGCGAGCACTGCCGGATCAGCCCCGGTGGTCAGTGTCCGTTCGACCGACCAGCCTTGCTTGGTTAACCGTCCGCGCACGGTGTCGTAGTTCAGCCCAAGAAGTTCGGACCACTCGATGATCGTTTTGGTCTGGCCGCGAAAAGTGACAAGGTGGCTGCTGCGCTTGTTGCGGGCCTGTTCGATGACTGTCGCCCATCGACAGTTGCCAGGCTCGTATCCGCGGTCGTTGTCGATACGCTCGAGGGTCAGCTCCGGGGAGAACGTCGAACCCATGTCTTCGGCGAACGCCTCAAACGACTTCCATCGCTCGCAGACCGTGATGCCGCGCCCGCCATAGTCGGCGTAGCGCCGGTGGTTCGGGTCGGTCGTCCGTGCGACCATCCCGCGCCAGCGGTAGTACAAGGGATGACTTCTCCGACGGAGGCTCTTGGGGGGACCGCTCGGAATGCAACCGCACGACGCGGTATGCCCCGACTTGAGATGGTCAGCACGCACCCTCTTTTCATTGCCGCACGCGCAGGCGCAGAGCCACATGATGCGGTTCCGTCCCACCGAGGTGGGAGCACCGATGACGGTCAGCCGGCCGAACCGCTGACCGGTTAGATCTATTGCCCTCTTCAAGGCATCCTTCTCTCTTCAGGCTAGTCGCGCCTCAGGGTGGTTGATGTGCTAGCGCAGCCCCGCACGGTGGCGGGGCTGCGGTTCAGGCGGCCTGCGCGTAGAGCTCGGCGCGGAGCTGGGCGAAGAACTGCTCGCCCTCGCCGACGTTGGTGATGCCGACGTCGACCATGCGGCCGAGCAGGTTGCAGAGCTGCCAGGGCGACAGGGCGTTCAGGCGGGCGACGAGAACGGCGTCGGCTCGACCACCGAGGATGTGCTTCTCGTAGGAGCACAGGGCGGGGAAGGCGGAGCGGAAGAGTTCTTGGCGCGCCTCGCTGTACAGGCCGTTGTAGTGGGTGGCCTCGGCGATGCAGTCCAGGATCATGCGGTGCATGTCGCTGCCCTTGAACGCGCGGCTTCCCCAGCGGCGGGTGCGGGTGCCGATGCCGAGGTTCTTCCGCATGTCCTTCGCGAAGCGCTGGCCCTTGGTCATTTCCGTCTCCCCTGCTGTCGTTCTCTGACTCTCTAAATGTAAGGGTACCCCTTACGTCATGTCAACCCTCCCCCTACACTGACGTCATGACGACACCGCCGAACCCCTTCGAGAACCTCAAGCACCTTGCTGAGCAAGGCGATCCGACCCAGCAGGCCAAGGAAGCCGGCGCCGCACTCCAAACCATCCCTGACCTGCAGAAGTGGCTACGCGAGATCCGACAGGCTGCAGTGCAGGGGATGCGCGAGGGCGGACTCAGTCACGCCCAAGTGGCTGCCGAGCTGGGCATCAGTCGGGCGCGCGCCCAGCAGATCGCCGAAGGGCGCACGACGGGCAAGCGGGCCGGCGCCGAAGAGTCGTAGCCCGCTGTCCGACCCGGCGACTACGCTGCCCTCATGTTCCCCTCTCCTCTGGTCCCGGCTCCGGTGCGTCTGGCTGCGGTGGTGAATGAGGAGATCCGCGCGCTGCTGTTGTCGACGGGCGGTTGGTTGTATGGGGAGTCGCGGGCCCGATATGAGGTGCTGGTCGCGGAGTGGACGCGGGCGGTGGCGGCGGAACGCGCGTGCGGGGAGATCGACGTCGCCGCGTAGACTGACATGCGAGCGCCCCCGCCTGATTTCCCCAGGCGGGGGCGCTTCCGTGTGCGGGGGTCAGGCTCTCACTTCTCGGTGACGCGGTTGATGAAGATGCTGCGGCCCTGGCTCTCCAGCTCGGCAAGGCGCAGCAGGTCGCCAGCGGCGCGGTTCGTCACGCCGTACTTCTTGCGCAGGTACTCGGCGGCCAGACGCAGGGTCTCCTCGTGGTCCCGCTGTCCCTTCAGTTCGGCTACGAGCTCGTCGGCGCGGGCGAGGCCAACCTTGTCCTTGAGGTGGTGGATGATCTGGTCTTCGGCGGAGATGGCCATGGTCGGGGTCCTTACTTCTCGGTGTCGCGGCTGGTGGTCTGGGCGGCGCGGATCTCGTCGGCGGTGACGGTCTCGAACCAACGCCAGAGGCCGCCCTCCCACTGCTCGATCTTCGCGGTGTCGGCAGGGCTGCCGCCGCCCAGAGTGGCGCGGATGAAGGCGTAGGTCTTCGCCTCGCTGGTGAACGAGGAGCTGGCTTCCACCTCAGGGCCCGTGACGGTCACGCGCCACGGCTTCGACGGCTTCTTCGCGGTCATGGTCAGTGTCCTTGCTTCTCGGCGGGGTCGGTGGTCTGGGCCTTGCGGTCGCGCGGGCGTCCGTGCTTCTCCAGCACCCGGTACAGCCGGGAGGGCGGCATGGCGGCGGCGATGGCGATGGCCTTACGGTCGGCGTGCGGGCTGGTGTCGTCCGCTTGGACCATGGCCAGTTCCCGGAAGACTTCCAGGTGCTGGATGAGGTGGGAGGTCTGGGCGATGGTGGCGGTCAGGTCGTCGAAGGTGCGGGCGTGGTGCGGGGGCTCCACACCGACCTGATTGCGGAGGGCGTCAGCGAGTGCAACGGCGAGGTCGGGGGTGATGTCGAACACCGTCTCCTTGTTGCCGTCGGTGTCACCGAACTCGGCGAACTTCTTCTTCATGACGCAAACGCTACACGTATCGCGAACGCTATACAACGGGTTTACGGGGATCCGCCCCACCTCCACGTAAGCTCCCGCCCGTGACCACCTTCGACTTCCCCGACGACCTGCTGTCCGCCGCACGCGCCTCCTGGGAGGCGATCCAGGCCGGGCGACTCACCGTCGACCAGGCGACCGCCGTGCACGACGGGGTCGTCGCCTACGCCACCGAGCACGGACACAGCCGGTACGAGGTCGAGATGGCGCTCAAGAAAGCCGTGCGGCACACGGCACCCGAGGCTACGAAGGGCTGACCACTTCCCGGCGCCGGGAAGTGAGCTGACCTGCGGCGTAGCTAGGGCCGCTCGCAGTAGTGGATACGCATGGCCAGCACGTCAGACCAAGTGCGGATCTCGTGCGTCTCGCCCGCACAGTCCTTCGTCAGGCACACCGAGGGGGCGCGGCGGATCGGCCGCTCGGGCTCCGCGTCCCCGATCCCCAGCTCGCGCTCCAGGCGCTCAATGCGGTCGTAGTCCAGGTCGCCCGGCGAGAGCGTCACCAACTGCTCATCGGGGCGCGGCCGGTAGGCGGGCATTGATCCGCCACGACGCCGAAGCAGACGATGGAGCACGGCCCCTCCCCTGGTTGCAGCCCCGCCCGGCGCTGTACGGGCGGGGCCTCAGCAACAGCAAACCCGACTGCTCGTATGCCTGGTCGGATAGTCCAACCAGCCTACGAGATGCCACCGACACTGCCGGGGCGCGTCGACAGACGGTAGGTGTCGACCGGCGGGGCCTCGCCCTCAGTGCTGACGATGTCGTCCTGGCAGCCACACAGGCAGCTGTCGTCGTCCTCGCGGTGCGGGATCATGTCCCCCCAGCGGCTCATCGGCGTCTCCTTCGCTCCCCGTCAGGATGGCAGAGGCTCACGCCGGCTCGGGCCACTCCGTCAACACGCGGCTGGTGTCCTCGTCGACGAGGGTGACCTTCGCGCCGGGCTGGCCCCACTCTCCCACCCACTCCGTGAGCTTGTCGCGCGCCGTCGCCTCCACCGCCCACCAGCCGTGCGCCACCGGACGGCCGGCCACGGCCAGGGTGAGGTGGTAGCGGTCGTCGGACATGCGGCCACCCTACGGCGGGCAGCCGCAGAGCCTCCCGTGGGGAGCCGGGAGGTGCGGCGGGCCCTGTCGGCCGGCGATGCGCGACAGGGCCCGAAAGGGGGACCCATCACCTGGGGGCGGGGAGGATCCCGTGCGCACCACCATGCATCATGATCCGGCCACGCGATAGATCAAGGCCGGAAATCTTCGCTGTCAGTGCCAACAATGATCATGTCCCCATGCAGAACTACGCCCTCACCTGGACCAACCCCGACGGCATCCCGTGCGCGTCCGCCGTCGCCTACGACCAGCCCTCCGCCGACCGACGCCGCAGCGAACTCGAAACCGCCGGCTGCACCGAGGTGACAGTCGTGCCGACCAAGCCCGGCCAGCTGCCCGAACCGCGGGGGTGACACGCGCGAGCGCCCGTTCTCCGGCAAGACGAGAACGGACGCTCGGGGTTCGGCGATCGCGTCAGACCATCACCACTGGGCACCGCGTGCGGCGCGTCAGGGGGCGGCGGCCGTCACCGCCAGGTGTCACGGCAGGGTGCCGTGGAACATGCCGCCCAGGCCAGGATGCCAGAGACCCGCCACGACGGGGGATGCGTGGCGGGGCCTACCGGCAGTGTGGCACGAGGAGGGGCGGTAGGCGCCTACTTGTGCAGTTCGTCGGCTGCGTAGGTTCCCGTGCCGAGCCACCACAGGAGCGAGTCCTTCTGCTCTTCCGTGATCTGGCCGACCTCGTAGTGGCCTCGGATGAAGTGGCTCATCACCGAGATCGCCACTCGCGCACTCGTGGCCGTCTCTGGGTTGCTGAGTGACTGCCCGGCCGTCAGGAACGCCTTCTCCCAGTCTTCGGCCATGTGTCGCTTGATGCGTTCGTTGGGCTCCTCTCGGAAGAGGTGGACCACGTTGTCCGGCTCGTCGGTCACTCTTGCTCTCCTGCCTGCTCGGCTGCCTGCTTCGCTCGCTTGCGGCGCATGGCGGTGATCGTGTTGTTGGCCTTGCCCTGGGCGGGTTCGACGTAGTGCTTCCGGACGGTAATGGAGCCGGCCTTCCAGCGTCCTTGTCCGGTCGGGTCCTCCCCAGCTTCAGCGATCTCTTGTGCGGGGCCGCGGCGGAGTCCGTGCGCAGTGACCTTGGATGGGTCGGGCAGGTCCGCCAGTTGGGCTCGGGTTTTGACGATGACGCCGATGGCGTCGGGGGTGAGGAAGTCTCCGCGTGGTCCGGTGCGGGGGCGGATGGTGCCGCCTCGGTTGATGTGCCGGAACAGTGGGCCGGTCGTGATGCCTTGCCGTCGCAGCTCTTCGAGCCAGGCTCGGATGCGGACGACGGGGCATGTGGCTGGGTCGTCGGGGTTGGCGGGTACGAACGTCGTCTCGCCCTTGGCGGCTTGGTCGGTCTTGGAGAAGGCGACGAGGACGTGGATGCCGTCGTCGTCGATGGCGAGTTGTTCGATGAGGAGGTGGGCGAGTTCGCTTCGGCGGGAGAGCATGCCCCAGCCGAGGGTGAGGAGTGCGGCGTCGCGGGTGGCTTTGGGGTAGTCGGCGTCGGTGTCGGTGGTGCAGGTGGCGACGAGGGCGGCGAGCATGTCGCTTCGGATGCCGGTCGCCTTCTTGGGTGTCCGCCTCTGCGCCCAGCCGCGGGCGTGCTTGCGGAGGGCTTCGCGGGCTTCCTTCATGCCGGGTTGCTGGCCGTCTGGGTGCCATGAGCGGATCGCGGACATGGCGACTTGGATGGTGGACGGGGACTTGTCGAGGCGGATGAGGTGGCCGACGTACTCGACGAAGGTGGCTGTGGTGCAGGGCAGGTGGACGCGCCCGTTCTCTTGGCACCAGGTCTCGAAGCGGTCCCGCGCGGACTTGTAGGTGCGGGACGTGTTCTCTGGGGGCGCTTCGTCGAGGAGTTCGGCGGTCTCCTCGGAGATCCGGAAGTCCGCCTCGGTGTACGTCGGCAGGTCTGCCGTGGTGGGGATCGGCGCGTTGGGTCGGAGGATCGTGTGCCGGTCGACGATCGGCCGGGCGGGTGCCGCTGCGGGGAGTGTGGCGGGGAGGTGGCCGTCGTCGACGAGTTCGGCGTCGACCACCTCGTCGGGCCCGGTCACGAGCACTCCCGCAGCCGGGGAGCCTTCGCCTGCTCGAACTCCAGGCCGCGACGCTCCAGCTCTTGCTTCAAGTACTCCTCATACTCACTGCGGTGGGCCGCGATGAGTCGGCGTCGAGCTGCGTTCGCGGCCTGAGTCTTCACTTGCTCTTCGCGTGTCCCGGGCTCCTCTGCCTTCCTCAAGGAACGGATCTCCAACTGGCGAGCGTGAACGATCCCGCTACGGCGAACCATCGCCGCGCGCCACTCCTGGGTCTCCGGGTCCTGCACCCCCTTCTTCTTCGCCAGGTCCGCGTGGATGTCCGTCAGTACCCGCTTGAGCGCGACACCCCAGCGGAGAGCGAGCTGAGGTGTCCGCAAGGCGGCTGCGACTTCGGGAGTGGACCGCCCGCGCAGTTCTGCGGAGACCTCAAGTTGGAAGTCATGGTCGGACATGCTGGCGAGGCGGTCGACGGCCCCGGGCGGCGCCACGGGAGCCGCCGTGCGGCGCATGGTCAGATGCCAGCTACCGCACTGGCACTGGTACGCGTACATCTGCGTGCTCGACACAGAAGCCTTCGCCTCGGCCGTCGCGCGGTTGGGGTACTTGCGCTTCTTCGCTGTCGGACAATCGGTGACGTTCAAGGGTGATCCTCCCTGGTCTATGTAGCCACGTATAAGGGAAATTATACGTGGCTACCGTGGGTAACACTCTGCCTGTGGCGAGAGTTGACGACTCCTCGGATAAGACGAAGACCCCACTCCGATAGAGGAGCAGGGCCCGCGATACGGCATGTTATCGAGAGTCGGACCCCCCAACCGGGAGCGCTTCAGGGAACGTTATGCGCTAGAACTCCCGCCTCCGGGGTGGCAGATGCCGCATCTCGTTCTAGCGGCAGCGGACCCGAGGGAGCGTGCCGACGCAAACAGGTCGTGAAGGAACTCCTTCTGCTCCTCGGTGAAGCGCGGGGCGGCAGCCGCGCTACGGCGGGCTTCCTCGGCGGCAGCCGGCCCCAGCCGTGCTTCAGCGCACTCGATGCAGAACGGTTTAGTCATGGCTGGAGAACGAGACGGTGCCGCACGCGATCGCCGGGGCCGCGGCATGTCACCCGCGTGGGCGCACTGCCCGTGTCACGGCTCGGTGACAGCCGCCCCGCTCCCCCGCGCCCGGTTCTACCGTGATGCGACATTCAACTTCGGGGGGAACCATGCGCGCACGCGCTACCGCGGCTACGGCTGCTCTGCTTCTGGCTGTCCTGACCGCATGTGGCGGTGAGGACGGCAGTGTCAGTGCCGACACGAAGCCATCGGCCGTCGAGACCACGCCGACAGAGGGAAGCCCGGCAGCGGAGCCCGAGAAGGGCATGAAGCTCGGGGAGCCGGCGCAGACGGTCGGCGATGGCGGCACGGGCGCCCTGGAGATCACCCCGGACACCGTCGTCTTCACGGAGGAGGGCGGCGGGGAGACCGCGGTGAACGGAGTCTTCGTCGTCGTCACGATGAAGGACAAGGCGACAGGGTCGGTCGCCGCGGATGAGCCCGCCCCGATCAGTGGCGGGGGTTGGAAGTGGATGGCCGCGGACGGGGAGATGGTCGATGCGGGCGGCGGGAACGCGTTCAACGTGGTGATGGACAAGTACAACAACGCTGACCCGGTGCAGCCGGGCGCCTACCAGTGGCGTAGCCAAGTCTTCGACCTCACGCCAGCGCAGGCGAAGGGCGGCACGCTCATCTACATCGACGGTGAGGAGAAGGCGCACCGCTGGGAGATGCCGTCGACGGACTCCGGCCCGAGCGTGGCCGAGGTGAAGAAGCAGCTGGAGTTCTGAGCACGACGAAGCGCCCCGCATCGCCGCCGAAGCGGTGGTGCGGGGCGTTGTCGTTCAGGCAGCGTCGTCGGGTGTCCACCCGCCGGGCAGTCCGGGGTAGTGCGGTTCCTGGAACGGCTGTGTGGCTGGCGCGGGGATGGGCGGTGGTTCTTCGCGGCCGAGGCGGACGAGGCTGCCGACGTCGGCGGCGGTGTCGTCGCGTCGCGGTGGCCGCTCGGGGGCTTCCGGCATGGCGGCAGCTCCTGTCAGTCGGTGGTGTTGTTGGTGATGAGCCCAAGGCTGGCCAGCGCGGTCAGCAGGGACGTCAACGCCGCGTTCCCGCCTCGGGAGCCGGTCACCGTCGGCTTGGTGGTCGCGGTTGCCCCGTAGAAGCCGAGCGTGCTGCCCAAGTGCCGTAGGGCGAGTGCGATGACCAGGGCGTCGTCCGTGGTCAGTTCGTTCGCGGCGGACCGGCGGAGGTTGGTGTCTCGTGCTGCACCACCTGGGCCCCACTCGATCCGGTCGGGTGTGACCCGGGCTCGGTCGAATGTTTCCGCGCCGACGTGCAGTCCGAGCAGCGCGTCGCCTACGGCGGCTGTGTTGATGGTGAGGCTGCCCGACAGGGAGCCGCCCACCTTGTCGAACTTGCCCGTCTCCAACGTGGTGGCCCGGTTCTCCACCGCGGTAGCCCGGTTCTCCAGGCCGAACTGGCCGCCGACCCTGGTCTGCAGGTCGGTGACGAATCCGTTGAGCGCGTTCCCGTCGCTGGCCGGGTAGGCGCCGATCGCGGCCGGGGTGACCGGGTCAGTGCCGCCGGTGGCGTGGCTGGCGGCGTGCGTGGTGGGGGTGCGGGCGTCCGTGAGGGTGGGGTCGGTGGAGCGGAGGGCGACGTCAGGGCTGGCGCCTGCGGAGCCGAGCGGCGGCTGGGGTCCTTGCTCGCCCCGGGGCCCGACGAGCGAGGCCAGCCACTCAGCTTGGGTGCCAGCGAATCCGCCCGCGACGGCCACCTCATAGGCGGACGCTCCGTCCTCGCCGTCGGTTCCGTTCTGCCCGTCTGTTCCCGAGGTTCCGGGTCCACCAGGCTGCCCGCGGAGTGAGTCGAGGAAGTCGACCTCCGTGCCGGTGTTTCCGGCGTCCAGCCACAGCTGGTAGGCGGACCGCCCATCAGCACCGGAGGTGCCAGGGGTGCCGTCCTTGCCGTCAGCACCCCGCAGGGACGCTAGGAAGTCTGTTTCACTCCCCTCGTTCCCCGCGGCCAGCCACGTCTCGTATGCGGACGCCCCGTTCTCGCCGTCGGTTCCGTCAGTCCCGGGCAGTCCGCGCGGTCCGGGTACGGGTACGTAGTCGGGGGTGTCGGGGTCGAGTTGCTGCAGTTGGTCGAGGTCGACTTCGTCGCCTGCGCCTTCGAGGGTGAAGTGGAAGACGCGGCTCTGGTTGCCGATGGTGATGATGGCCTGCCACAGCCAGCCGGCCGGGTTGCCTGCAGCCGAGTTGTCGAGGAGCTCCACCCCAACCGTGCCGTCGGAGTCGATGAGCTGACCGGCGTCGTTGAGGCCGTAGCTGCCCTTGCCGGTCCAGGTGACGGGGACGCCGTCGAGGACGACGGCGGGCACGTTCGGGGAGAGCCGCACAGTGCCGGAGCTGGCCTTGCCGCCTGCCGGGTTGGCGACGGTGAGGTGCACCCGCGTCGTCGGGGCGCCGTCAGGGAAGGGCATTACAGGACTCCAGTTCGGTTGAACTCGTCCACCAGAGGGTGCGCCGGCTCCGGCTCCATCTCCGCGCGCTGCATCTGGCGCAACCACCGGTCCTGACTCCAGGAGAACGCCCGGACCAGTGCTTCCAGGCGGAACATCTTGCCCCTCAGCTGCCCGTTCTCCTCGTCCACCCGGCGCACGGTCGCTTCAAGGACGGCCAGGTTCGCGGCCTGCTGCGCGGGGGCGGCGTTGGCTCGGGCGGCCGCTTCGGTTGCTGCGGCGGTCGCCCTTGCCGCGTCTCGTGTGGCGCGGGAGACGAACCAGCCGCCGCCTCCGAGGACACTGCCGGCGGCTCCAATGATTGCCGCCCACTCGCCCACGTTCATGGCGCCTTGCCTCTCCAGGGCGGTCGCGATGCTGGGGGGACCGAGTATTCGGGCACCGTGCTCGCCCACAAGATGACCCCGCAGTGCGAAGTCGCGTACCAGATGGCGACAAAGCCGCCGCGGGAGTAGTCGCCAGAGAACACGGCGACGGTGTAGGCGATGGCCCACACGGTGGGGGGTAGTAAAGCCGCGAGGAACCCGAACCAGTCCCGGCCGACGCGCAGGAGCGCGGAGCCGAGAGTGATGAGTCCGCACACGATCCACAGCCATGACCAGTGACGGAGGCTGCACAGGCCGGTGAGGAGTTCGAGGCCCTGACCGTCGGGCGGGTCGACGAGGAAGGACACGCCCCAGCAGGTTTTGCCGGTGCCGAGGATCAGCAGGAAGGTGCCGCGGCGGCCCAGAGCCTTGTACAGCCGCCGGGCCGCACGGCGAGGCATCAGACCGCCTTGACGAGACTGGACTGCTCGATCCGCAGGGTGGTGATCGGTGCGGTCACCTGCGGGCGGACGATGAACAGGGCAACGAGTCCCTCGATCGCGAACATCCACAAGGCCTGCTGCTCAGCGCTCATGTCGCGGCCGAAGGCCAGGAACAGCGCGACAGCGGCGTGCCCCAGGTTCACGAGCGCGGCGAACGCGGCACCGGTCTTCAGGACAAAGGCTTCGGCGACAGCGACGGCGCAGGACAGGGCCACCATGATGGCGACCTGCATCTCGGCAGAGACGCCAAGACCGTAGGCGGACCCCAGCTTGAGGGCGACCGCTATGAACGCGAGGATGGTGACCGGCTCTCTGCCGAAGATCTTCATGGGGAATCCGTTCTCTGGTTGAGGTCAGGCGACGACGCGGAAGCCGTACTTGTCGCCGAGGCGCTTGAGGGAAGTGCGGCCGGGGATGCCGTCGGCGTCCTTGCCGGTGTAGCCGAGGCGGCGCTGCCAAGTGGCGTAGGCGGTCACGGTGGTGGTGCCGTAGTGGCCGTCGGAGTACTTCTTGGCCAGGAGTCCCGCGTCGACCAGGGCGGCCTCCACGGTGCGCACGCCGGAGTAGGTGACCGGGGTGCCCTTTGCGGCCGGGTTCGACTTGGCGGCGGCGACCAGCTGGGACAGGTCGACGGTGGGCTTGGTCGGCTTCGGCAGAGGCTTGGGAGCGGCGGGCTTCGGCGTGGCTGGCTTCGGGTCGGGCTTGTCGCCCGCGAGGCGTGCGGTGACTCGGGTGAGGATGTCGTCCCAGTCCATGCCGGGCCCGCGCGGGTCGATCTTCCCGGGCTGCCAGTCGAGATGGCGGAGTGCGGAGCGTGCGCCCCAGCCGTGGTGGCGGCAGATCGCGGTGATGACGCGACCGATCGCTTCGATCTGCTCCGGCGGCCACGGGTCGACCCCGTCGCCGAGGTTCTCGCACTCGAAGCCGTAGAAGTGCCGGTTCCCGTCGGTGCTCGCCTCGTTGTCGGTGGGCGGCTTCACCTCGTTGATGACGGCGCGCAGCACGTCCGGGTCACCGAGGCCGGCGTGGTTGGCGCGGCCGTAGCCCACCAGGTGGACGGTGCCGTCCTTGGCGATGACGCCGTGACAGAGCGGGCCGGGCAGGCCGGGGTAGCCGTCGCGGCACATCCGCACGGTAGTCGCAGTGCCCCGGGTGACAGTGTGATGGATCATCACGCCGTGCACTTCGCCCCAGGGGCCCTTGCTGTTGCGGTTGTGGTCGCGCCAGTCACCGACTTCGAGGACGGTGATGCCCTCGGCTCTGAAGAGTGCGGCGAAGGTGGCGGCGGGCATGGGTGGTGCCATCGGAACTCCAGGCGGGAGGCGCTTGGGGGCGCGGGCTAGGTGGTGCGGAGGAAGGTGACGTGCAGGCGGAGGTTCGTGCCGCCATCGATGTCGTCGGTGGCGGTGCGGAGGGTGACGATGCCGTCGGTGCCGATGACGAATCCGCCGTGGACGATGCCGTTGTCGAAGCAGCCGGTGATGGTGCTGTGGGTGGGCCGCCATGCTGAGGGGACGGTCGCGCACACGGTGTCGGCGATGTTGCCGCTGCTGGCGGTGATCTTGCCGCCGGTGCGGGCCAGGTATAGGTCGATGCTGGTGACGCGGCCCTGCCGGTGCCCGAAGAAGTCGAGGACGGAGAAGCCGGCTCCTGCGGACAGGCCGGTGGTGCTGCTGGCCAGTGACGGTTCCGGGGTCACCCAGCTGCTGCCGTTGTAGATGTCGAGCCGGTTGACGTCGTTCAGCCACGTCGCCATGCCCTCGACCGGGTCCTTGAGGGTGGCGCCCCGCTGTGACGCGGACGCGAACCTCATCACCGTGCGGGGGATGATCCCGTCGGCGAGTGCCTGCGCGGCGTCGGGGATCGACGGCGGGTCCGTCATCTGCCAGACCTGGACGTTCTGGCCGTACTTGTCGGGCGCGGTCACGGGCCCCCCTTTCTCAGGTGGCGAGCTTGCCGAGGACGGCCCAGTTGCCGTCGCCGAAGTCAGCGAGAACCACGAGGTCCCCGACAGCCGGGGTGGTGTAGGAGGTGAGGCGGCGGACCTCCACGTCGCCGTCGACCTCGACCAGGCCGGCGCCGGGAATCGCGGTGACGGTGGCGAGCATCAGGCGGGATCCGCGGACGCTGGTCGTGTTCTCTCCGGTGCGCTGTGCTTGCCGTTTCAGGGCGGCAGCGAGGTTGCGGTTCACGGAGTGCCCGGATTTCACGAGTCCTCCCTCGCCGAGATGGTGCTGATCGGGAAGTCGCCGCCCAGGTCCAGCGGTACGGAGAAGCTCGCGACTTGGTGGAGTTCGCGGGTGCCGTCCTCGTGTGTCACCCGGATGACGTCGCCCGGCTCCAGGGCTGGGTTGGGCAGGCTGGAGATGTCGCCGCTGGCGTTCGGGGCTCGCGCTTCCGCGAGCTTCAGGCGGGCGGCCCGCTGGCAGGCCGCTGTGGAGTTCAGCGTCGACGAGCTGTAGAACGTGGGCCGTCTGCCGTAGGGGCCTGACCAGTACGTCGGCGAGCCCGGGTCGTTGTCGACGACGAGCGCGGACACGGGCGGTATGCCGTCGGAGGCGTTCTCGCCGCGGGCGTGGACTCCGTTGTGGACGCCGTCGCTGGTCATGGCCCGGTTTCCGGAGATGTACACGCCGCCCTCGACCGCTTCGACCGCCCATATGGGCTCGGTGGTGAGCGGGTCGGGCAGCGTGCTGATGACGAACACGCCGTCGGCGTTGGCGTACACCTCGGCTCCGGCTGCGGCGGCGATCTCCTGGCAGCCGGCCCACGGGTCCGCTTCGAGATCGAACCAGCGGCTCCCGATGGTGACGTCGGTGATGAGGGGGAGGACGTCGGCGTCGGGGATGCTGCGGCGGATGATCGCCGCTATGGCGGAGACTGCCGTGCCGGATGCCCGGTAGCGGGTGGTGAATTTGTCGTCCGCGATGACCACCTCGAGGCCTTTGCCTTGCAGGGTGACCGGGCCTTCGGAGACGTCGCCGTCCGCCGAGTCCAGCCGGAACACTCCGAGCGGCACCAGTTCGGTGTCGTCGGGGCGCCCGTATTCGACGCCGCGGGAGATCCGAAGCCGGGCCCCGTACACGGCGAGCTGGTCGGATGGTGTGCGCGGGATCAGCGCCGGGTCGGGGATGGTGACGCTGCAGGTGCGGCGGATCGCCTGGGCTCGGTCGACGGTGACGCTGCCGCCCGTGTGCTCGAGGTCGATGACGTCACCCGTCGTCAGAAAGAGCTGCACCTTCGTGATCGGGGTGTGGCTCTCTGCGAGGCGGGCCAGGAACCTGTCGGACACCGGGTACATCGATCACCTCCGGCGGTCGAGCAGGAGATCCTCGCTGGTGGCGTACACGTCCAGCAGGTCCGCGCACGTCGCGAACTCCGTCACGACGTCCTGGCAGGTGCGCCCGCCGGAACCGTTGATGCCGACGGTGGCCGGCATGTCCTGCTCGACGAGCGGCAGCGTCCAGGCCCGCCACTGCTCCTGTGCGAGCTGCCCGACCCGGTTCTCGTTGACCTGGGCGACGGCGACGTACATGTCGGTGACGCCCATGCCGGGCACGGCCTGCCACAGCAGCGTGTTGCCGGAGTCGAGGAGCAGGTGCAGGGCCTGCCGTTCCTCGTCGGTGCGGGTCCAGATCGCGAGGTCCCCCTCGCGACCCTGCCTCTTGCCGGAGAGGACGACTTTGTTGCGGCGGCCTCGGACCACGACCGCTGTCTGCTCGATGGGCCGCTGCCAGTCCGGCGCCTGCTGCACCACCACCTTGCAAGCGCGCTGCGGATTCCCTGGGTCCTTCAACCATGCGGTGTTGATGTCGTCGAGGGTGAGCTGGACGGTGTCCGAAGAGCGTGTCGCCCGGCCGCCTCCCGCGTCGTAGAGCTCAACGTGGTAGGCGATCGGGACGCCCATGGGTGCTTCGTGGTCTTCGATGATGAGGAGGTCGGACGTGATCGGTTGCCGGTCGATGAGTCCGGCCGTGCCGCGGACCAGGGTGCGGGAGCCGTCCGCTCCGACCCGGTACACGGTGATCGTGTAGTCCGGTGGCAGTTCCCGCAGGGTCAGTGTGATGTAGCCGCGGCTTGAGTCGGCGGTGACCGCGGTGAGCGGCAGCACTTCCCACAGGGCGACCCGGTCGACGTGGAGGACGCTGCCCGCGGTGGATGCGGTCGGCACGATCTCGATCGACGCCTGTGTCGCTCCTGCCGGCGCGGTCTGGTCGGACTGGAGGAGGTACCAGCTGCTGCCGGGCAGGTTGTAGGTGATGCCCGTGCTGGCGCCGAGGCTGGCGTCTGCGGCGTCGTACCAGCGGAGCCGGATCGTGGCGGTCGCCCACGTTCCGGCCGCCGGGTGCGCGATGGCGTGGGCCCTCCAGTTGACGCCCTCGGTGACCGGGAAGCGCGCCGAGCGGATGGTTGACGAGCTGGCGGTCGACGAGGTGATGGCGAGCGAGTAGGAGCCTTCGTAGGCGGAGGCCCCCCACGGTGCGGTGCGGGCGATCGTCGCCACACCTGAGGCGACCGTCCAGCCGGCGGCGCCCTGCTCGAAGCTGGCGTCGGCGTAGGGGATGACGGTGCCCGCCTGCAGCACTGGTGCTGCCACGACGACGATCGTCTCGAGGCGGAGTACCTGCCCGGCCGATGCTCCGTCGAGGCCGGCGGCGAGGGAGCAGGTCGCGGCGCCTGCCGGGGCTGTGGCGGAGACGCGCTGCCGGTACATGCCGGTCGCCGGAGTCGGCGGTGCCAGCGTCGACCGGGTGGCGGCGATCTGGTTGCCGTTGGCGTCGTAGAAGCGCAGCTCAATCCACGCCGTGGATGCGACGGTCGGCGGCTGCATGTACGCGTAGGCCAGGTACTCGCGGCCCGGGGTGACGGTAGGCCGGTCCACGGCGAGGATGCTGGCGTTGCCTGCGGCGACCGCGGTCATCGACAGCGTGTGGCCGCCCGCGGTGTAGTTGGTGACGGACCAGCTCATCACCGGAACCTGGCGGGAGATGGTGGCGTTGACGACGGCAGTCCAGCCCGAGGTGTCCACCTCGGATGATTCCGTGTTGAAGGGGAGCAGGTTACCGAGCGTGCGAAGCGGCGCCCCGAAGTAGACGTTCTCCCAAAAGTGGGAGACCGTCGCCCCGCCTTCTGTCGAGGAGAGCAGCACCTGGGCCTGCGTCGCGCCCACGGGTGCCGCGCCGGCCACGGATACGCGGTGCCAGCCCACCGAGGCCGTCATCGTGGTCAGTGACCAGGTGATGGAGACCTCGACTCCCCGCCAGTTGAGCCAGCGAATCCCGATCCGTTCGGTGCTCGCTCCGGCCGCGTCTGCGAAGGCGTAGTACACGCCACCGGCGGTGACCGGGTAGGAGGAGACGGTGCGGGCCTGCATCTCTCCCGCTGCCACCGATCGGACGGACAGGCAGCCGTCTCCGCCGGTCCGGCCGCCTGTCCCCTTCGCGATGACGCAGTTGAGTTTGCTCGTCCACCCGGAAGTGTTCGGGTCGATGGTCTCGGTGGTCGGGCTGAGGAGGTTCCCAGGGATCGGCATAGAGACCTCCTCAGCTCGCGTTGAGTACCTGGATGAGCTCGCCCTGCGCGGTGCGGACTTCGGCACGGGCGATGTCGGTGATCTGCTGGTCGCCGACGTACACCGACACCTGAAGGTCGCCCAATTCGCCGCCGCCGCGGGCGAGGGCGTTGAACTGGGAGCCAGTCAGGACCGGCTCCGGCCGGCCGGTGCCGTTGTAGGCGAGGTTGAAGCCGGGCTGGAGCATGCCGCCCTGGTCGTACTTCCCGGGCTGGAAGCCGTACCAGTCGGTGTACAGGGACGACTTGTAGCCGCGGGCCCGGGAGCCGACGACGACACCGTCCCCGCCCCTCGATTCGACGTTGGTCTTGCCGAGGGTTCCGGAGGTGTGGCCGACGCCCGCGTTCGTGATGCCGATCTTGAATGCGGAGTTGCCGTTCTTCACCCAGCCGGGAGGGGCCTGCTTGCCGTGGAACGCCATCGTTGCCCAGCGCCGGTGCGGCTTCTGACCTCGGATGACGCTCTCAATGGCGCTCATGAACCCGCTGCAGTCCCAGGATGGGTTGCCGTTGCCTGCCCACTGGTAGGGCTTGCCGTGCTGGGTGCGCGCCCACTTCAGCGCGGCGGAGATGCGTGGCCCGCCGATGCCTCCGGCTCCCTTGTCGTCGGCCTTCTTCGAGTAGCCGAACAGGGCGTCGATGATCCTGTTGGGGATGCGGCGGATCATCTTCCCGAAGCCGGTGTCCATGCCGGGGAAGTTCCGCAACAGCGGGTCGACGACGTTCTTCACGCCGGCCCTCGCGCTCGCTTCCAGGGTGTCGCCGAGCCAGGAAGCACCCTCCTTGATCTTGTTCCATGCGTCCGATCCGGCGCCCATGGCGGCCGAGGCAGTGCTCTTGATCCAGCCGAAGATGCCGCCGTCGGCGAACCGCTGCACCGGGTAGACGCCGCCACCCGAGTAGCGGAGGGAGGTGTCGGTCGGCGTGCGGGGGTTCCCGCCGAGCATCGGTGCGAGGGCTGCCTTGACGCCCTGCGCGCCATGGGATCGGGCGACCTTGTTGAAGTAGCCGACGAATCCACTACCGACGGCGCGGGTGAACTCGGGCCGCATGATGGCCTCGCCGCCCGACAGTTCAAGCTGCCCGCCGGTCGGAGACATGAACTTGTGGACGTCCCGGCCCGGCGTGTAGCCGGGCATGATGCCGCCGGACGCGAACGAGTACTTCTCCAGCTTCGGCGCCCCGAACGCGCCAGCGACCTTGTTCCAGACGCCGACGATGCCCTTGTTGTAGACGGTGTCGACCACAAACTGGACGGGCTTCCGGGAAACCGACTTGACCCGGTCCCAAGCGGACTTGATCGAGTCGACTGCCGTGTTGAAGGCGCCCTTGAGACTGCGGACGATGTCCTTGAAGCGATCAAAGACGGGCCGAATGCCCTTCTCCCACGCCGTCTTGCCTGCAGAGACGATGCCGTCCCATGCGGGCTTGATGGCGTTCTTCCACAGCCAGGTGCCCCAGCGGCCGACCTCCTTCATCCCGTCCCAGATGAACTTGAAGACGGGCTTGAGGATCTTTTCCCACATCCATTTGGTGCCGGTCTGGATGCCGGACCAGGCCGGTTTGATGGCGTTCGTCCACAGCCACTTCGCCTTGTCGCCGATCCACTGGAAGGTCGGCTTGAAAGCCGAGTTCCACAGCCACAGGGCGAGCTTGGCAATCGCCTCGAAGGTAGGCTTCAGGGCGGTCTGCCACAGCCACTTGCCGATGAACGCAAGGAGTTTGAAGCCTGCGATGATCGGCGCCACCATGACGACCACGATGATCGTGGCCAGGACTTTCGCGGCGGTGGCGATGAATCCGAAGACCGGTTTGATGATCGAATTCCACAGCCAGAGGACGACTGCGGCGACCTTCTGCCAGTAGGCGATCAGGAAGCCCACATAGGGCTTGATTATCGAGTTCCACAGCCACATGACGACCTGACCGAACCAGGCGAAGAAGGGCTTCAGTGCGTTGTTCCACAGCCACATCGCACCGGTCTGGATCGCCGACCACACCGCCTGGACGCCTTCGCGGAACCAGTCGAAGCGGTTGTACGCCCACACCACGACGGCGATGAGCGCCACCACACCGATGACGATCAGCGTGATCGGGTTCGCTGCCACGGCCGCGTTGAACGCCCACAGGGCGATCGTCCACAGTTTCGTCGCCAGGATGATCCCGTAGATCGACAAGATGAGCCACGGCGCCTGCTCGGCAACGACAGCCACAAACTCAGCCAGGGCCCCGACGATCCGCAGGATCGGGCCGGAGAGCGGCGACAGAGCCTGCGCAACGTTCATGAGCGCAGACCCAAGATTCCCGAACGTCTCCGCGAGGAGCGGGCCGTGCTCGGAGGAGTACGACAGGAACCGCTCGAACTCCGGGGAGCCCTTCAGGTTGCTGCCCCAGTTCGCGAACCGGGCCGTGATCGTCTGCATCCGCGACGAGATGGAATCCATGTGCGGGAAGAAAGCCTGCACGACGCCGGCCATGCCCTTGAAGACGTTCCCGAAGGCGACCCCAAGCCCGGTGATCGCGGGCTTCACCGAGCCCTCGAGGTCAGACTTGAACTCCTTCCACCACGGCGACTTGAAGCCGCGCGACGCCCGGTCCTGCAGATCCGTGATGGCGTCCGCAGCCTCCAGCACGAACGGCGTCAGACCCGGCAGGCTGTTCTTCAGGCCCTCGAGCGCCCGGGTGAAGATGGGCATCACGGCGGGCTGCAATGCCCGCGACCAGGCACTGAAGGTGTCCTTCAGGCTGAGGAACGCGTTCAGTGTCTCCCGCGCGCTGGGCGTGAGTTTCGCCAGCTCAGCCTGGTACTTGGCCTGCGCGATGGCAGCCTGATCCACGCCCCCGGCCGCAGTGAGCGACGCGGAGGCAATCTGACGTTGTGCCGATGCGATCGAGTCCGCAGCCGACTGCTGCGCCTGCACAAGCTGCTCCTGGGCGCGGGCCACGGAACGGGCCCCGTCCTTCTGCGTCCGGGCCACATTCTTCTGTGACTCGGCCACCCGCTCCTGCGCCTCAGCAATGTCCCGCTGCGACTGCACCGCCTGCCGAGCCGCATCCGAGCGGGCCTTCGACAGGGCCTTCTGCTGGCTGGCGACACCCTGCTCCGCCTGCCGCAGACGCTCCTGCGCATCCAGGACGATTTCCGAGCCCTCGACGCCGGCCTTGTCCGCCTTCTTCTTCTCCGCGGTCAGCCGCTTCGTCTCGGTGCGCTGGTCCTCGAGCCGCTGCACTGCCTGGTCGTAGGCGAGCTGGATGCGCTGCTGGTCGGCGTAAGCGACGCCGTCGCCAGCTTCCCGCATGCGGATCAGCCGGTTGTGCGCTTCCTGTACCGCGAGGACGGCGTCCCGCTCGGACAGGGACGCGTTCGCGAGCCGCGACTCCAGATCCTCGAGCTGCCGGGCGGCATCCGCGCGGGCCTCGGTCAGATCCTGCTGGGCCTGCCGGGCAGTCCTCTGTGCGTTAGCGAGGGACTCCTCGGCGCTGCGGATCTGCTCGAGGGCCTGCTCCTGCCGGTCGGCCGCCTGCCGTACCGCGTCCGCCAGCGACTGACGCGCCTGCTTGACCTGCTGTGCGGCACGCTCATTGGCTTCGGCCGCGTTGCGGGCGGCGTCGGACACGCCTTCCTCGGCCTGCCGGATCTGCCTCGCGGCGTTGCGGTGTGCGGTCGCCAGGGACTGTTGCGCGGACGCCATCTGCATGGCCTTCTGCGCGCCCTGGGAGGCGGCCTGCCCGCCCTGCATTGTCGCCTGAGTGGCCGCATCCTGGGCGGCCTTCTGCGACTGCAGCACCTTCCCGATCTGCATGAAGGCAGGGGCGGCGACGAGGGCGATGCCGCCGATGCCGACAGCCGCGGCCGTCGCCGCAGCGGCGACTGCGCCCAGGCCGGCAGCGGCAACCGGAAGCACCGGCAGCAGTGCCGGGCCGAACGCCAGAGCCGCCGTGACCAGCATCTGCATGCCGGACACGCGGACGTTGACGTTGGCGGTCTGCCCGTCCAGCCGGTTCACCATGACCTGCACTGCAGCCAACTGGGCTGCCGCCGCCCCGGTGTCCACGCGCACAGCCACGTCGGCGTCGGATGCAGACAGTGCCTGGAGCCGGGCCTGGATCGCCTCGATGCGGGCGGTGGCAGTGGCGGTGTCCATGTCGACACCGATCCGCACATCCCGCAGCGCCGTGAGCTGGGCCCGCAGCCGGGCGATCTCCACCTCGGCGGCAGACGAGTCCGCCGTCAGGTTGATGTTCGGCAGGGACGCCTCAGCGGCCTGCACCTGGGCACGAAGCCGCTGCCCGAAAGTGCCGTCCGTCTCCACCCGGATGCGGGCAGGGTCACGCGTGGTCTCGTCGATCTGCTGCTGCAGCAACTGAAGCTGCGCGATCGCTGCCGCGGTGTCGGCGCGGACGGCGACGTTGGGGTGGGCAGCGCCAATCCGGCGCAACCGCTCCTCGATGTCGGCGGCCTGGGCGCGGGCGGTCGCCGCGTCGATGTCGATGCCGACCGTCTTCCCGGCCAGGGACTCCAGGCGGGCACGCAGCCGGGCGAGGTCGGCGTCCACTCCGGTGTCGGAGAGACGGACGTCCAGGCGGGGCATGCTGCGGAATGCCGCCTCCAGGCGGGCTCGCAGCGACCGGGCGAACGCACCGCCAGCCTGCTCGCCACCCCGAGTCGCCGCCGGGCGGGCCGCCCGAGCACCGTTCTGGACGCCGTCCCGCACGGCGGGGGTGATGTTCGCGGCGATCCGCTGGCCGATGATCCGGCCGACCTCGTCGCCGATCGTCGACGCATGCGGCACCAGCGCGGCACGAAGCTGCGACTGGATACCGCGCGCGTTGGGGACGACATCGACCTCGACGGAGCCGACAGAGATAGCTGGCACCGGGAGCCCCCTCCCAGCGCCCTACTCGGCGCCCCCTTGAAGCAGCTGAAGCAGCGTGTTCGCCGACTTCTCGGTGAGCTTGGCCTTCTTCTTCCGCGGCCCCGCACCCGGCCGGCGCAGCGGCTCCGGCGGATCAGGCCGCTTGCTCTTCTTCTCGGTGTTGACGCAGATCAGCACCCATTCCAGGCGACGCACGGCGTCGTACAGGGCGGCGGTGAGCTGCTCCTGCTGGGACCAACGCCCCTTCTCCGGCTCGCCCGTGTCCGCCTGCGCCGACAGTTGCTCCGGTGTGAGCTCGTTGCGGAGGGCGGTCATGGTGTGTGACTCGGGCGGCAGGTGCTCGATGAGGACGCGCAGCCACCGCCACGACCGGCGCCCCGACAGCACGTCGGCGATGTCGTAGTGCCGGTCGATGAGGTCGGCTTCTACCGCCTCCGGGTGGGCCTGCCAGATCGCGATCGTGCCGCGGACTTTCCCAGGGTCTCCCCTGCCCGCTCTCCGGCTTCGGTGACGAACTCCTGGAACTCGGTCGCAGTCGGATCCAACTCCTCGAAGAACTCGTAGTCGTCGGGGTGCAGGATCTTCTCGGCGAATTCGTAGATGAGGCCCTGGGTCAGCATCCGCTGCCAGGACACACGCCACGCCGCGGGCGGGACGACTCGCACTTCCTCGCCGCACAGTTCGGCGGTGACGTAGTGGCCCTCGGCTTCGATCTCCTGCGCGTCGGCGGCCGACACCTCGGGGTCCTCGGTGTCCGGCTCGACGTCCGGTTCCTCGCGGCGGGTGGTGGGGCGGGATGCTGCTCGGGCCGCGGTGCGCGGCTTCCTGCTCGTGCTGGTGGTTCGCGTGTTGGCCACGGCGCGGGCTCCTTATCTCCTGGCGCGGGCTGGGGGTAGAGGTGGACGGGCCGGGCCCGCGCCAACGGTGACACCAGTGGTGTCGACGGCCCGTCCACCCGTCTTCAGGACCCGGTGTACGCCTCGGTTTCGGGCAGCCGGTCGAAGTGGTAGACCGTGTTGCCGACGCTGTCCGGGTAGGCGGTGATCGTCCACTCGTAGGCGATCGCCTCGTCCTGCTTGTTGGTCACGTCGCTGCGCTCCGTGATCTCCCCCTCAGGCACGTAGAAACCGCGCTGGAAGGAGTCGCCGTCCAGGACGACGAACCACCAGGCGCGCCGGTCCGGCTTCGGGGAAGCGGTCTCCGCGTAAGTCGTCAGTCCGGCCGTCGGGGCCAGGTCCGCAGTGTCGAGGCGGTACTGCAGCGACTGCACCGTGGTCCGTGCCGTCTCCCACGCCGTCAGCGAGAACGTGCGCAGCGACGACGTGATCGTGGTGCGGATCGGCGCCGTGAACCCCCACGGGGTGAAGCTCTCGGAGTCCTCCTCGAAGCCCTGCACGAGACCGTCGTCGCTGATGGCACCGAGCGGTGCCCACGGCGCCAGCGGCTGGATCTCCGGGTCGCCGGGCGAGGTGGTACCGAGCGGCGCCACCCAGGCTCCGCCGTTCGCACCGATACCCATCAGGTCCGCTGCGCGGGTGATCTGAACCATGATGTCTCCAGACATGCTTGAAGCCCGCGCACGGGCGGGAACTGGAAAAGGCCTGGCGCGGGCCGAACAGCCGGTCAGGAGACCGGGTGACAGAAGAGTTCGTAGGTCGCCCCAGCGCGGCGCAGGGCGAGGTTCTCGTAGGGGCGGATGGTGGGCAGAGTGATGGCACCGGTGCGGCCGATGACCATGCTCGGACTGGACGAGCCGCGCAGTTCGCGAGTCACCCAGGCGTGCACCTCGTTGGCTAGGGCAATCGCATCCGCGCGGGTCCGGTGGTAGGTGTCGATGTCGACAAGCATCCGCGCCAGCCGCATCCCGTCGTCGTCACCGGCAGGGATCTGGTTGATCTGGATCGTCGGCAACTCCTCGAGGAGCCGGTTGTCGAGCTCGTCCCGCACCACCGCCTGCGGGAAGCGAGCCGTCGCGCGGGTGATGAGCTCGAGCTCGATGTCGACGAGCGCGGTCACTGGTTCCGCCCGCCGATCTGCGCCGCCCGCAGCAGGACGTGGTGGGCGGGGACGCGTTCGGTGCCGTACTCCACCCAGCGGGCGTAGTACGCCGTGTTGCGGACGTAGCCGACCGCGCGGTCACGGCGACGACCACCACGCGAGGTGCTGTCCGTCTCCCACGACGCCTTGTAGTGCCCGGGGTCGGGACTGCGCTCGTCCACCGGGGACAGCGACACCGCGACGCCCTTGATGACCTCGGCCCGGCGCAGCATCTCCGCCTGCATACCAGGCATGCGCAGCATCCGTCCGATCCCTTTGCGTTTCGCCTTGAAGCGTGCTGCCATAGCCCCTCCTCACACTCGCTACCAGGGGGCGGACATGGACGTGGAAGGCGTGCTCGGCACGATCAGCTTCGACGGCGAATGGGTGACCATCACGAAGACGCCCGTCGGGCCGAAGCCGGCACCCGTGCGGATCCGGGCCGCCGATGTCACCGGCACCCGCTATAAGCCGGGCACCCGACTCATGCACGGCTACGTGCAGTTCGTCCTCCCGGGCTCGGTGCCCGCAGGAGAGAAGGGCGGTGTCCTGCATGCGGGCAGGCCCCCGTATGAGGACCCGCACAGCCTGTCCATCCCCCGCAAGAGCAACGACCTTGCGGAGAAGCTGGTTGCCGCGGTGGAGCAGGCGCGTGACTAGCCGGTCACCCGGTCCGCGGCGAACTGGACCGGACCGCGCATGCCGGTGAACGGTGAGTGGCCCCAGTCGCCGGGCTCACCAGTGATCTCACAGACCACGCCGCGGATCACGACCTTGTCCGTGGTCCGCAACGGCATCTGCGGGTGGTCGGGCGGAGCGTACACGGTCCAGCCGACGATGACCGTATCCCGGTCCTGCTGCTGCGAGCCGCCCACCTGCGGCGTCTCCGCACGCGGCGCCACCACGCAGCCGGTCAGATCGAACGACTCATCCACCCCGGGGAGCGGCTGCCCGCGCGGATCCCGGCCTGGCGAGGGCCCGGTGCGGAGGATCCGCACCGTCTCCCCGAACGGGAACGGGGCCGGCATCAGGGAGCTCCCCAGCCTGCCAGGGACTCCACAGCACTGCACCAGGCCGCCAGGTCGGCAGCAGGATCGAGCTCAGCGGACCGGGCCTTCGCCCGCTTCGACGCCAGCCGGTACTCGGCCGGGTCTTCCAGCAGTCTGGTCAGTGCCGTTTCCCATGCGTCGAGATCTTCGCGGCCCGCGTAGATGCCGGCGTCCCCTAGGGACTCGCATAGGCCTCGGGTGGGGTTGGCGATGACGGGGATACCTGAGGCGAACGCTTCGACAGCGGTACGCCCCCACGATTCGTAGGAGGACGGCATGAGCAGAACACGGGTGCGCCGGTAAACGCGGGCCGCCATCTCCTCGCCCGGCGCGTGCTCGACGACTTCGACGTTGGGCAGGTCGGGAAGAACCTGCTCCCCGTAGGCGCCCTTCACGGCCAAGAACTGCTGGCCGGGCATGCGGCGGGCAAGTTCCTCAAGCACACGGCCGCCCTTGGCCTCATTGCAGTTGATGAGGGTGACCGCCTTGCCGGGCTTCGTCGCGTACCGCTCGGCGTGCACCGGAGGACGAACGACGATCTCCTCACGGGGACGCACGGCCGCCGGATACTCGGCGAAGAACAGTTCGGCCTCTGCCGCAACCCACTGCGAGTTGTAGACGGCCAGAGAAACGCCGCCAGAGGCCATGTCCCTCAATGTCGGCCGGTGATCGTTGTGGCAGACCACAATCATGGGGCGCCCGAACCCGCGTGCCAGGGAAGCGGTCGTCGGTACGCATTCCAGATGCGATACCAGGACATCCGCGCGCCGCGCCGCGGCGGCGAAGTCCAGCCTGGCGCCTTGGGGTACGACCTCGATCCCCTGATACGCGTAGACATCGCGGGTGCTCGTATGGCGGGACAGCCATACCTGCGGCCGGTGGCCGCGCTCGACAAGCGCCCCCAGCATCGCCACCAGCATGTGCTCGGCGCCCGCATTGTGCTCCGGCGGAAACGCGTGGACGCGAGCCACGATGTTCAGGGGCTTCTTCATCGCCACCTCGCCATCGTCGTGCCCGCCTTGCGGCGGTAGCCGGCGAGCTCGAGCATGCGCCGGTCGTCGTCGGTCATCGCGACAGCAGTCCCGATGCCGCTGCCGTCGGTGCGGTAGCTGTAGGGGCCGATCGTTTCCCCGGTGACTCCGCCCGCCATGGTGGGCGAGGTCAAGGTGCGCAGCGCCATACGTGCCACGACCGCGACCACGTCGGCGGGCACCTCGGCTGCGCCGTGGCTGTACGTGACCCGGTAGGTGCCTGGGTAGGACTCGTATTCCTCGTCGGCCCACAGTTCGGGCAGGTTGATGGCTGGGCTTTCCGCGGCGGTGCGGATGATGTCGATGCCGTCCCAGCGCCAGCCGACTACTGGAAGGTCTGGCGCCCCGCCTGCGCCGACGGCCACAACCTCGGTGACCGCGAGAACGGGGGTTTGCGGCAGCCGGATCTCGCCCTGCTGGGCGCGTAGGACCACGGTGTCGTTGTCGCTGCGGGTGAAGTCGCGGCCGGTGTAGGACCGCACGAGGGCGGAGGCATCAGCGAGCAACGCTTGGGCCCGCGCCTCCTCCTGTGCCATGAGAGGGCGCCCGAGGCGGTCTTGGAGATCGATCACGCTAGCGAGTAGGCCCACGCTTGACCACCCCCTCCATGACCTTGACCCACAGATCCAGTTCGGCGGCAGGATCCAGTCCGGCAGCACGAGCCGCTGCGGCCTTCGACGCCTGCGGGTAGACCTTCGGCGAAAACAGGCGCTTCACTGCTGCCTCCCAGGCGTCGACGTCTCCGCGGTCCGCGAAGAAGCCGGCGTCACCGAGCGACTCCATCAACCCTGGCGTGGGGTGGGCGACGACCGGGATCCCTGAGCACATCGCCTCGACAGCGACGCGCCCATAGGACTCGTACACCGACGGCGCCAGCAGCACCCTCGTGCGGGCGTACACGTCTTTCGCCATGCGGTCCCCAGGCGTGTGCGGGAAAATCTCCACATTTGGCAGGTCGTCGCGCACTATCTGCTGCCCGTAGCCGCCGATCACTCCTAGGAATTTGCGGCGTGGCATCCGCTCGGCCAGGGCGTAGAAGATCTCTGCGCCCTTCTCTGCCGTCAGGTTGATCAGCGTGACGTGATCACCCGGAGTGGCCTGGTAGTCCTCCACGGAGACCGGCGGGTGCACCGTGATATCCCACGGCATCGGCCGATCCCCCCGGTGAACACGCCACCATGCCTCGACATCCGCTTTCATCCACGCCGTGTTGTAGACGACGAGGGCCGGACTTCCTTTGACCAGCCACGACTTGGACTTCTCGTAGGTGTTGTGCAGCAGGTGCACGACCGGTATCCGATGAACCTCCCCCAGCACTGAGGCCCTGGGAGTGTTTTCCAGATGCGTCACGATGACCTGAGCTCGGTCTTCACCGCGCAGCCACCGGCCCGGATCATCCTTGCCGCGATGCGGGTGCACGGTGACGCCGTCGAGGACGTACACGTCGTCCGAGTCGGCCGGCTGCGAGAGCAGCACGTCCACTGTGTGGCCGCGCTCCGCCAATGCCCGGAGCAGGCTGTGAGCCGCCCATTCCGCCCCGGCGTTGTGCGTCGGTGGATAGGCGTGGAACATCGCCAGGACCCGCAAGGTGACTCCGATCTGCCGGACGGCTGGCAGCCCTCGCACGAGGGCTGCCTGCCGTCGCGGTTCAGGACGCGGCGGTGGCCGTCTGTACCACGGCGAACGGGGACCGGGTCGCCGAGTTGGTGTTGAGGCGGGTCGCCGGGTTGGCCGTGGCGAACGCCACCCGCATCACCACGCGCATGGCGACGGAGTCCTGCTGCATCAGGTTGAGGACGACCTTGCCGTCGTCGTCGGAGATGACGCCCTCGGTGAACAGCTTGAAGCTGATGTCCTGGCGCACGCCGACGATCGCCTTCGACCAGTCGCCCATGAGGAGCTCGGCCTCGGACATGTCCCAGGCGCCGTTGGTGAGCTCCGACATCGGGTAGCCGTACAGCGTGCCGCCCAGGCCGCCCTGCAGGTTCGGCTGGTAGATCGGCACACCCTGCTCGGACCGCATCGTGTTCAACTTCCACGTCAGGCCCGGCCGGCTGATGAAGCCGTTCACGGCGAACCCGTCCGCGGCGACCTTGCCTGCAGCGTCGGCCACATCGACGGCGAAGTCGACGCCGGCCCCCGAGATGACCGCGTTGCCTGCGGCCACCGCCGACTGGTACACGGCGGCCGGCCAGGTGGACGGCTTGTCCAGGCCGAACAGTCCGGCCCCGTCGAGCTTGGCGCCGATGGCCTCGACGAGTCGGGGGCGGACCTCGTTCCAGATCGGCATCTGGGCGTCGTCGAGGTAGGCCTCCGGGATCGGGACGATCGCGGCGATCTCCTCGGCGACAAGGTCGACGTTCTTCCAGTCCTGCGACGTGGTCTGCTTCAGTCCGGTGTCGCCACCGACGAAGTACGCGAGCGGCAGCACGTCGAGCACGGGCTGGCGCTGCGTCTTGCTGGACATCGGCACCTGGCGGGCCCGCTGCAGAAGCGCCGATGCGCCCGGCAGGCCCTGGATGATCTCGACGGACACCGGCTCGGGGACGAGCGGGTCGTTGCTGGCGTCCCGGCTGATGAGCGAGTTGAAAGGCACGGGGTCTCCTTCCGGAAAAGCAGCGACCCCGGCCCCGTGCGGGTGATTCCGGTGCTGCGGTGAACGTGGTTAGCGGCCGGCTAGGCGCCGGATCCAGTCGTCCGGGCTGGCTGTGGCCGACCCGGACGCCGTTGCGGCGCCCGGTGTGAGGGCCTCGACGGGCCTCTGAGATGTCGGTGCGGTAGGCGCGGATGCCTTGAGGCGCTCGGCGAGGATCTCCGCACGCGCGTTGATCTCCTCGTCACTGCCGGAGCCGAGCAGGTCGATCAGGTCCGGCGGGATGTTGTGCGTGGCCGCCGCCATCAGGCGGGTGTTGGTGGCGCGCAGGTCGCCGAGCTGGCGCTCCGCCGCCTCCTTGGCGTCGAGGAGCTTCTGCTGCTCGGTCTTCTGCGACTCCTGCCACTGCTGATACTCGGTCAGCTGCGGTTCGGCCTCTCGGTACTTCGTGCGCCAGCTCGCCGACTCCCTGCGGAGCTTCTCGATCTCCTTCCGGGCCGCCTCGGGGTCCGCCCACGGGTCCGTGCCCTGGGACTGCTGGTTTGCCGAGGTGTCTTGCGTTCCGCCGCCGGACTGCACGTCCGGCTGCTGCGCGATGTCGGTGGTGCTGGCGTCAGACTGTCCTGCAGCCTGCGTGGTGTCGGCCGTGTCCTGCACGGTCCCTCCTCGTTCTGGGCATGAGAAAAGGCCGTGTCCAGCACGACCCCAAGGTCCCGCAGACGCGGGCGATATTCGGTTAGCTGACGCCGCCAGGACGCCAGAGCTTTAGATCAGGGGCGATCGGGTGCCGTGTAGGCGGCCCTGCCCTCGGACTCCCACCAACGGCGGAACGCGTTGACGGCGTGCGTACCGCCGCGGCCACGCGTCGTCCGCAGCCAGTCGTCATAAAGCTGTTCGGCGACACCGATGAACGGCTCGTCGTTCGTGAACGCAGGCCACGCCTGGCACCCGCAGTGATCGTGGTAGCGATTGCCGCCCTGCCGCGGATCGCCCGCCGTCTTCGCCGACTTGTACACCGGCCCCCGCGAGGCGAGCATTGCGCACCAAGCGCACGGATCAGCGTCCGTCACCCGTGCCCATCCGGTCGCCTGCTCATCGACCTCGATCGACCGCTGCATGACCTGCCGGCCGCCCTCTAAAGCCAGGTACTGGGTGCTGCCGACCAGGCGGACGGCGGCGGCATCCATGGCTTGTTGAGGTGTCTTGCCCGCGGCGATGGCCTTCTTGAACTCGACCGGGCCAGTCACATCGAGGGCACTCTCCAGCCGCTTCGCCAAGAGCGGCAAAGGACCCTCTGGGGTGAAACCGTCCTCGTTGACGCCAGCCTCGCGCCTGGCATTCATGTACGAGGACTCGGCGAGAGCCGCGGACTGTTCGCGAGCCTGCCGCACCAACGGCGTCAGAGCGGCACGGACGGCCGGCCAGGACGCGTCCACCTTCGCCGGGTTCATCAGTTCCCGCCATACCTGCAGTACCTGCTGGGCGAGGCGGGCAGCCGCCAGAGCCTGGATGCGGCGATACCGCTGAGGAGCCTCCGGGCTCGCCATCAGAGCACCACGTCCGCCACCGGCTCCGCAGCAGGGGCGGGCTCCAGCTGGCTCATCTGCTTTTCGATGATGCCGTTCAGGCGACTCAGCGAATCACCCTGCTCGGCCGTCGTCTTCCAGCGTTCGACATCGGTCTGCGTGACACCGGGGATCTTCTCCCACAGCTCCTGCGGAGGAACCCCGAGCATCGTGACGAGCTTGCCCAGCGCGTCGACGGTCTGCGCCAGCGACCGCGCCGACGTGTCCCGCCACACGACCTGGGCTTGGATGTCCTCCCAAGCCTTCTGATCGCCCGCCGCCAGGCCAGCCAGGCGCAGGGCCTGCTCCCAGCCCTCGCCGAACAGGGACTCGCGTTCGTCGATCTTCCGGTCGAGACCATCGCGGGCTGCCGCGAGGGCTTCCGCAGACAGGTTCACCATCTGCCCGAGGAGGTGGTACGGCGGCACCTGCGACAGGGTCGACATGTGCCGGATCGTCGCCTCACGACTCTCGAGGTAGCCCTTGAGGTCGGTCTGGCCGAACTCGCCGAACTTCGTGTCCGCATCCTCGGCAACGAACAGACCGTCCACGCGGGAGCGGAACGGCTCGATCGGGTTGCCGTCGTCGTCCTGCGGCGGCGCCATACCGGTGACCCAGCGCTGCCGGAATGCCGCGTACTGCTGCGCCATCAGCAGGTTGAACGTGGTCATGTTCAACTGGTCCTGGGCGTCGATCAGCGGCTCCACCTCGCCGATCACGCCGTCGCCGTCGAGATCGTCCGTGTTGACGAAGCGGACCACCGGGCACACGCCCAGACCGTGATGCATCACGCCGTTCTCGTCCAGCTTTAGACCGGATCCGTCGACGTTACCGACCAGCGTGTAGCGGCCCTGGTCGTCATACAAGCGCACCACGCGGCGACGGCCCTTCGCCGTGTTCTCCACGCGGTCCTCGATCGCATAGATCGGCCACTCGTCATTGACCGGATCCGCATACAGTGCGGTCAGGCGCCGCGGCGAGAACGGGGTGATCACCGGTACGGGCTTGCCCGGCATCACCACCACATAGGAGGCCCCGTAGGTGAGCGCAGCCCGGTGCACACCGTGCTGCCGCGCGTCCAGCCGGTTCGCCTGCCACACCCGCCACGGCGAAGCGTTGTCGTCCGCACCCTTCGGCCGGTAGCCATCGACGTACATGTTCTGCGAGACGACCGTGACCACCAGCGGCAGGATCTTCACCTTCGCCCGCTCGATCAGCCACCGGTACTCGGCACGCGCCCCAGCGGGAACGTAGACGCTCGAATGATCGCCCGCCATGTAGTCGGCAATCCGCTGCAGCCTCGGCTGCTCCACCTCACGTAGCTTCAGCAGTCGGCGCGCCGTCGAAACCGCCTCTTCTTCGCCCATCAACGGCATGACGCGCCCCCTCCCCCGCTCACGCGAATCCATGGACGCGACCAGTGCGCTTCCGCTTCTTCTGCCTCTTCGACCAGTCCGGCGACGCCAACAGTGCTCGCCGCGCCATATCCGCCAGCTGCATCGCCGCGAAGGCGTCCACCTTCTTCGGGGACTCCCGCGACTCCTTGCCGAACGACACGCCCCACTTGTTCGGCCTGCGCCGGGCGTTCGCAACATGCCGCTTCAGGACCGGATCGCCGGTGTGCAGGATCTTCTGGTCGATGATGGCCTGCACCAGCGCCTCGGTCGCCTTCGTCAGCTCCTGCTGGTGGCCACGCATGTCGTAGCCGATCAGCGACCTCGCGGACGCCTTCACCAGTAGTTCGTCGCGGTACGTCTCGCCCCACTCGTCGATGTACGACTCCCACAGCTTGACGTCCGCGAAGAACGCCCGGACCTGGTAGCGGCCGAACGCGTGCGCCACGAGATCCGACACATGCTTGCGGTCGACCTCCCAGTTCTTCCCCAGGGGTCCTTCCGGCCGCTCCCAGATACCCAGAGGCTGCACCAGGCGGTCCGAGAGCCGCAGCGCAATCAACGCAGTCGCGTCGTCGGTCTTGCCGCCGTCGAAGCCGAGCGTGATCTCGTCGCCGTCCTGCAGACGAAGCTCCGAAGCGCACTTGGCCCACTCCCCCGGGTCCAGCAGAGCGTCCTCCGCAGCAACCGGCTGGTTCAGCCAGTACCGTCGCGAATCCGACGGCGACGACTGCGGATCCCAGATCTCGGCGATGATGCCGTCCAGGTCCATCCACGCCGCGGCCGGCCCGTAAGCCTCCTTGAGGCCAGCGAGCAAGGCATCACGGTCGGACAGGTCCACGCCGTCAACGGCCTGGCGGTGGTCGAACAGCAAGCCGGCCGCGTCCGCGCCCCGTACCCGGCCTTCTCTGATGGCCTTGTAGTAGGTGTGGGTCGCCTCCGCGACCGAGTCCTGACCCGGCTCGTACATCGTCGACGTCTCAAGGCACCACGGCTCGGCTTCCTTGCGTTTACGCAGGTTGCGTCGCACCGTGCCGTGCATGCGCCGCAGCTCCGGCAGCACATACAGATGGGTCTCGTCGAAGACCGCAAAGGTCTCCTTGCCGCCGTCCTTCGCCGCGGATGACGCCGTCGACGGGGTGATCTCGCCCCGCTGATGATGCAGAATGATCCGGCTCGAGGACTGCGCCGACTTGCCGATGTCGATGCCCGGGAAGTCGGCGCCGTGGTGCTCGATGAGGTACTCGAGCATCGTCGACACGTTGTCGTAAGTGTTGCCCGACTGGCCCTCTTCCGTGGCCAGGCAGCGGATGAACGGCGACTTCACCGGCCTCCCGACCGGCTCCCCGTTCGCGTCCCAGCCGTCGAACCGCACCGGGAACAAGGCTTCGGAGCAGACCAGCATCCCGGCGATCTCAGACTTCGCGCGGCCCTTCGCCCGCGACAGGAACGCCCGCCGGTAGACCCGCCGGCCCGTCTCCGGGTCGATGCGGTAGGCCTTGACGATGAACGCGTAGAACTCATCGTCCAGTTCGATCGGCTCGCCGACAACGTCGCCAGGGCCGTGGCACAGGTACTCCTCGATGTGCTCCACGATGTGGTGCCCGAGAGAAGGGAACTCGCCGTCGTACTGGGGACCGCGCCACGGCATGGCACCCCCTAGCCGGCATCCTCACTGACGATCCGAAGGTTCTTCCGCCGGTCCGACGTCGACCGTGGGGTCTCCACTTGGGCTGGCTTGTCTGCCGGGGTCTCGATCTTCAGCTTGAGCCGCATCCGGTCCTCCGGAGTGGCCCCGTACTTCGCGGCCCGTAGCCGGACCTCGGAAGCGAACTCCCAGCGCCCCTTGGTCCACATGACGTGGTGCAGCAGGGCCGTGTCGAGGAGGAAGTCCCAATCGGTGTCGATGAAGACCTGAGCCTGCGCCGACCGCCGCCACGTCTCCCACCACTGCACCGTCCGTGGATGCCACGACTCCTGGTCCGGCAGAACTCCCTCCGGCAATTCGGGCCCGCGGACTTCGCCGTCGTCCTCGACACGGTTCAGCTCCCCCTCCCGGGCCTTTGAGTCCCGGGCGCGCGACCGCGTAGCCTTCGGCGCCATGCCGCGACCAGCCATGAGAGGCACCCCCTCACAGCAAGTCGTCGATCACCCTCGAGAGATCAGCCAGCACAGAGGGCGCCTTCTCGAATCGCTCGCCCGTCACGGTCATGTAGCGGCCACGGTCATAGATTTCAACCGCGGTATCGCCGCGCCGAATCCGGCGCCCTCGCCCAACGCTGCCGTAGCCCCAAATGTGCAGGCCAGTACCGGACGGCGAGATCTCGATGTACGTGCGCGGCAGCCGGGCGACGATCCTCCGCGCCCAGGCCGTCAACGCTCCATCCACCAAGGCGTGGTCGAGGTCGATGCACACCAGGCGGTCCACCGAGCTCAGAACGAACCCGATGCCGACACCGGCCCTCGAACGCTTGGCCGCACTGTAAGAACTCCACGTCTCCGGGTCAGTCGACGAGGCCGGCGCACGCTTCGGACCGCGGGCCGACAGCGGCACCTTGCGGTCGCTGTACCGAACCCACTGCCGACGGCGCGTCATCGCGGCCGGGACCGAGTCCGACTGTCGCTGACGCGCCCGGTGAGCAGCCATGCGGCAACGGCCCGAGCAGAACCGAGCGTTGTGCGCATGCCGCGCGCCGAGGTGCTCCCGGCAGTGCTCGCAACGCTTCGTCTTCATGCACCCCAGTCTACGGGCATGCGTGACGGCAATCTGCACCCTGACCTGCACTGATACAGGTCCGTGACATGCGTACCACCCGGCAGGCCGACGACACCCGAACGGCAAACATGCAGGTCAGACCATGATCATCAGATCCCCAGAGTCGCGCGCACTCCGGGAAGCTAACGTGCCCGATCCTCAGATCTGGATGATCTTGGAGGTACCCCCCAGGATGATCTTGAAGGCATGATCACCCTGGGATCGATCAAGGTCCGCTCGGCTCAATTGATCAAGCCGGGGTGGGCCTCGGCTGGCCGGCGCCGCGGCGGCTTGGCATGAGCCACGGCCGATGCCTCGCGACCAGTCTTCTGATCATGGTGCCACTGGCACAGCGCCCACAGGTTCGCTTCGCTGTGGTCGTCCACTCCCTGGGCGGCGCCCTGCTTGTGGTCCACCTGGTTGGCCGGCTCGCCGCACAGGCCGCCGGCAGCGAGGGGCCACTGGCAGACATGGCCGTCACGCTTGAGGATGCGGGCACGGATGCGATACCAGCCCTTGGGCAGCGGAGCTGAGCGCCGGCCTTGACTGGGCATCAGTCGCGGCCCTTGCCGCCGTGGGCGTTGGGACCAGGCCGCTCGCCGGTGGCCCGCTTGTGCAGGTTGGAGCAGAGGCCGTCGAGCATCCGACCGGGCTTCACGTACTTGCCGAGCTGGACTCGGCAGCGGTCGAAGTCCCCTGCCGATCCCCAGGCGATCTTTGCCGCGCCTGGACCTTCGGCCCAGTAACGCATCAGGCGCTCAGTGGCAGCGGCATCTCCGGGGGTGACTTCACGTCCGGCGACCATGCGGAATCATCTCGCTTCCATTCAGCGACGAGCTTGGTGGGGTGGTGACGCTCAAGCCGCCTCAGTCGTCTCCGGCGAGAGCGGCTGCGCAGCACCTTCGCTGCTCGCCGACTCTTGTTTGCGACGCCACGTCCTGATCCGGTGACAGTTCGAGCAGACGACCTCGCACTTCGCGAGCTCCGCGAGGAGGGTGTTCCGATGCGCAGTGAGCATGCGCGAGATTCCGCGACGCTTCTCATGGCCGGGCAGGTGATCAAAGTCCAGGGCTGCCGGATGCTCCTTGTAGCCACAGTCAACGCAGCCGAGCCTCATCTTGAGCTCGGTCACGAACTCGACGTTCTCCCGTGTCCGCTCGCGGACACGTCGAGCATCTCTGGTTTTCCTGCTTGCCGCTTCGCCTGGCGTGTATCGGGGCAAGCCTCGCTCGATTCGATCTTTACGGCGCTGCCAGCCAGACATGGGCTTAGGCTTGTCAAGCATCACGACTCCGATCGTGGTGTCACGGCCCCGGGATCGCCTGCCCGCGATCGCCGGGGTTCTTCGGTCTATTTTACCTGCTCAGCCCCATCGTTCGGTCTCAACTCGCCTATCTCGTCGTCGCGTTGGATGCTGGCGCCTTGCCCGGCCGGGATGGCGAGGCAGTCGCCTTGGGCGTCGCTGAAGATGGCCCAGCCGGCTTCGAAGCGGAGTGCGAGGTCTGGGTCGGAGAGGCGGAGGTCGTCGCGCTGTTGTTCCCGCGAGTGGATGACGAGGTAGGCGGGCATCGTCTACTCCTCCCCGCTGCGTTCGGTGTCGCTGCTGACGGCCCAGTTCGCGAAGCCGGCGCGCCGGTCGGGTGGTGTGGCGGCGACGATGCCGTAGAGCCGGACGGCTGTGTCTTCGGCTTGGGTGAGCGGGTCGTTGTCGGCGCCGTGGACTTCGACGGTGATCTCGCGGACGCCGTCGGACAGCTTCACCGTCACGTCAGGCATCGGCGGCGGGCTGTTCGCCGAGCCCCGGCTCGGTCTGGTCTTGCCTGGGGCGCTTCTTGGGGTAGCTGATCGCTTCGACGATGCGCGCGAGGGTCTCGTTCGTTCCTGCGGCCCAGTGCTGGACGTCGCTCTTGAATGCTTCGTCGAACCCGACCGGCACGTCGTTGGCGGGGATGTCGACGGTCTCTTCGAAGACGAGGATGCCACGGGCGCCGATCTTCTCCGCGATGCCGTCGAACTCGTCGATGGGCTGTTCGGTCTGGCCGGGGCCCATGACGAAGCGGCGCGGCGTGTACTCGTCGACGACGAGGACGAACGGCGGCCGGTCGTCGTTGGTGCCTTCGGGGAGTTCGAGGATCTGCAGGCGGGCCATCAGTTCACCGCCTTGCGGAAGGGGACGACGGGCGCGAGGAAGATGCCGTGCTTGTCCCAGTAGTGGATTCCGCTGATCTTGGGTTGGCCGTCGACGAGTTGCAGGACGAGTTCCATGGTCTTCGCCTGGTCGGGTGCGCCGTCCATCTCCATGTCGAGGATGGTGATGCCCATTGCCGTGGGGCTGGGCCGGCGTCCGGTTTCGCGGCCGTTGAGCTTGGGGCGGATGGCTTCGAAGCTGTCGAGCATGTCGTTGGCGATGTGCAGTTCGACGGTGGCCATCAGGCGTCACCCCGCTTGAGGTTCTCGCGGAGGACGTCGCCGATCTCCAGCAGGGCTTGCACCATGGCGACGGCCGCGATGGCCTGTGCCTTCGCAGCGCGAGCTTGGATCTCGGCGCTGGCCACGTTCCCCTGCGGCATCGCGTTGAGATCCTGCGCGGCCTGCCCGAGGGTGCGCTGGGCGAGTTCGCGGTAGCTGGGTACGGCAGCCATCAGCCGGTCACCGCCTTGGCGGCGGGCTCGGGCATGCGGACGATGCTGAGGACTCCGACGCGGGGTGCGAAAGCGGTGGGCTCGCCGCTGGTGGTGAAGACGTACTGGTCGTTGTCGGTTTCGAAGTGGACCTTGTCGGCGGGGATGTGCTGTTCACTGCCCTCGGTGTAGGTCACGTAGTACTGGGCCATGGCGCGGGCTCCTGTGGGGTTCAGGGTTTCCAGTGGGGGCCGCGGAGTGCGGCGGGCACGTCGGCGGTGGTGATCGGTCGGGTCGGATAGCTGGTGATGCGCATCTCGTAACCGAAGTCGTCGGGGAGGCCGCCGTCTGCCTCGGGCGGCTGGGGCCGGTCGAGTCCGGCGAGGATCTCGTCCGTCAGCCCGTGCGCGTGCGCGAGGTCCAGCAGCTCGGGGCAGTCGTTGAGGTTCTCGGTGACGGGGTCGTCGCAGTCGCCTTCGGTTCCGCAGCCGTGGCAGGGAGCCTCGTGCGCCCAGGTCCACTCGGTAGCGAGCCGGTGCCGGGCGAGGATCCGCCGGTCCGCCTCACAGCGACGCAGGACGGCGGTGGCCGACTGCACGGGCGCGGGCGTCTCGTCGCGCGGTTCAACGCCGCACTGGGCGATGTCGAGTTGCAGCCCGTCCGGGGTCTGCGTGACTCCGGTGACGGTGCCGGTGATGGCGGGCCCGCCACTGTGAGGCTCGAAGACGACCCGCCGGTATTCCAGCTCGGCGCGGGCGGACGCTTCGACGCGGTCGACTTGCCGGGTGATCCAGGCGTGGAGATCCATGGCGCGGGCTCCGGTTCAACTGTCTTCAGGCGATGGGTCGGCGGCTGGACGGATGAGGTCGGAGGCCCATACGGCGCCAGCGTCGAAGGTGTCGTCGTGCTGTTCGGGTGCTTCTTCGGTGCGAATCTTCTCGGCCGCTTCGTGCAGGACGGCGTCGACGAGTGTGGTGGCTTCCTCGTGGGTCCAGAGGAAGCCGCCTTCAGCAACGCTCATGCGGGTGATGAGATCGTCGTAGGCGCTTTCGGGTTCGGGGATGCTGCCGAGGAGCCGTCCGAGGAAGTGCGTGGGATCGGCCATGGCGCGGGCCTTCCGTGGGGTCAGGTTGCGGTCTACGGGGTGGGCGGTGTGGTCCGCCACTGGTCGGGGGTGATCTGCTCGGGGAGAGGACCGATCACCCGAAACCACCAGTCGACGGTCTTGCCTCGCATCGCCACCTGCTGCTCGGGCGACAGGTTGTGGATGCAGTCGCGGTGATGCAGGTGCCTGCCGCCGTTCTCGGCCCGCTTGCGGAGAGCAGCGGCGGCGATCGTGCGGGCGTCGAGGTCAGCCACGGTTCCACCACCAGCACCCAAGCGTGTTCCCGCGCAGGCTGTCGACGTTCCCGCCGAGTCCGGCGAGCACCTGGTCCATGTCGTCCGCATCCCACTGGTGGAGGTGCGCCTCGTGCGGGTTGCCGTCCACCTCACCCTGAATGGACTCGACGATCGGCACGGACACGAGGATGTTCCACGCCCCGGCGGCGACGATCCGCTCCAGCAGCGTGACGGCGTCCTCGCGCGGCATGTGCTCTAGCACGTCCCCGAGCAGGACCGCGTCCCGGTAGTACAGGTGGTCGGGTGCTTCGCGGGCGTCGAGGTTGTGGACCTCGTCGTACATGCCGGTCCGCTTCGCCGTGTTCTTCAGGCCGTACTTACGGATGTACGGCTTGTGGATCTCGATGCAGGTCCACCAGACGCCGTGATGCACGGGCCGGAAGAGTTTCGCGTAGGTCCCCTCACCCGGCCCGACATCGCACACCGTGTTCGGCAGGTGGTAGCGGAATCGTTCGAGGGACCAGTCCTTGCCCTCGGCATCACTGGTGGGCATGACGGTCTCCTAGAAGCGTCGAATGAGACGGAGGCTGGTGGCGTACAGGCCGGTACCGTCCAGGGCGGAGGATCCACCCAAGTCACCGAAGGTGGGCCCGTTCGGCGTTTTGCGCGAGTTGATGAACCGGGGGTGACCGGCGGTGTCGACGCCAAGGTAGATCCCGTTGTGGTCCATCTCGCCGGCCGTGGCCTCGGTGGTCGCGTCGAAGTGCGGCACGTCCCCGATCTGCATGTTCGTGAGCGGCGGCGCCGTGCCGGTGGCCTGGGCGACGATGATGCCGGGCCCGTTCGGGCCGATGTCTCGCGTCCTGCGCGGGAGGTTCAGGCCGTTGATGGCCTGGTCACGGACCATGGGAATGCCCATCTGGTAGCCGTAGACCATGCGCACGAAGCCGGAGCAGTCGAGGCTCTTCTGCCACTTCGGATCGGGCGCGGGCACGGTCTCGCCGCTGACGAACGTCCACGGCAGGCCCATGTACTCGTGGAAGTCGGCGCCTTCCATGCGGGTGCCGTCCACGTCGTCGGGCCCGTACTTCGACTCCCCCACGATCTGCGCTCCGGCGAGGGCGGGGCTGGTGACGGCGGGGGCGCCGGTGACGTACATGAGCGCGTAGGCGAGAACGTCAGGGCTGCTGTCGACCGCCCACCGCCGAATCTGGTCGGCGAGTGCCGGCGTCCATGTCCCGTCGAACGGCGTCGGGAGGACACGCACCCACGTGCTGTGAGTAATGACGGGCGGGTCGGGCCAGGTGCCGGAGTACAGCTGAAGGTCGTGCACCTTGAACTGGAATGGGATCGCGGTGCTACCAGTGGTGGCGATGCCGCGAACACCGATCCGGCCAGCGCCGAGCGTGGCGTCGACGACTTCGTGCGTCCAGGTGGTCGGTTCCGGGGTGCCGTCCTTCCAGGCGCGGCAGCGGATCGTAGTCCCGATGCGTTGGGCGCGGATGTGCCAGACGTCGCCGACGACGTAGCCGGTGCCGAGTTGAGTGGCGGCGCCGATGGTGGTGGTGCCGCTGGGAGTCTGGCATTCGAGAATGAGCTGGACGGCACCGGTCGTGAGGACTGACATGCGGGCCCGGTACTGGCTGGTGCTGCTGGTGTACGCGAATGACAGGGCCAGGCTGCTGGCGTTGCCGGTGGGCGTCTTGTCCAGGCTCCAGGACAGGCGGGCGTCCAGGTCGGTGATGTCGTCGACAAGCGATGTGTGCCGGGACGCGTTCACTGCGGTCATGTTGATGATGCCGGTACCGCTCGACACTGTGTAGTCGGCGTCGGTGCCGTTGCTGTTGGACCAGTTGCCGCCTGCGGGTGAGACTCCCCAGCCGCTTGTGGTGGTGCGGTCGAAGCTGTCGACGTGCGGGCGCTTCGTCTCGGTGAATGTCCTCTGCGGGCCCCGTATGGCGACGGTGCGCGCCCCGATGGTGAGCGTGGCTAGCACGCCCTGCGCGTCGGAGACTTGCAGCCGGGCCGGCCCGGTCAGGGTCTGGGTGGTGAGCGTGGTGGGCGGCGGCTGGTACAGCATCTGCCCGTCGTCGACGGTGTAGACCGCCATCGCTCACACCCCTTGCAGGTCGACCTGGATCGTGACCGCGGTCGGCGTACCGGTGACGGAACGGATCGCCACGGTGAGACTGTCCCCCGCGGCGAAGGTGGCGTTCTGCACGGACGGCCCGGACATCCACGTGCTCGCGGTCGACAGCGACAGGTTCGTGGCGAGGAGATCGACCGCACCCTTCTGCGCGTTGATCGTCGCACCGGTGCCCCCGACCCGGTACCCGCGCACCGCCGTCACCGTGCACGCCTTCGGCGCCCGCCACACCACGTAGGAGACCGCCCCGGTCGGGCCGGTGACGACCAGGCTCTTGCTGAGCGTGGTCGCTGCCGCGGGAAGGGTGAGGCTCGGCGCGGTGACACCGCCATCAGCGGCGACCGCGAACGTTCCCGGCCCGTTGAACGGCCCGGTGAACGTGCCGCCCGCCTTCGGGAAGAACTTCCCGTCAGCGTAAGCCCGATCCCCATGCGGGTCCACGGCCGCGAGGTGCGCGTCGACTTTCGCCGTCGCGTCGGCTGCCGCTGCCGCCCGATCGCCGTGCGGATCCGGAGCGGTGACGTGCCCCTGCAGCGCCTCCTCGGCATGCGCCCGGTCCCCATGCGGGTCCACAGCGGCCACATGCTCGTCGACCACACCCTGCGCCGCGGCCTCGACACCGTCGACCGTGGCCAGGCCCTCGACATCGCCCGTCTGCCCGTTCACGGAGGACACGAGCCCTGCGGACACCACAACAGTGCGCGCCTGCTGCCCGGTCGTCACCTCGATCTCGTCGGTGAGCGCCTCACCGGTCACCTGAAGCCTCACCGAGTCACCTCCAGCGAGACGACCGCCCGGCCCTGCAGCAGCCTGACGACGGTACCCGCCTTGAAGACTTCGAGGTCCCAGACCCCGTTCCGGGTGAGGGTTTCAGTGACCGTGGCGGGGATCGCGAGACGGATCGTGTCCCCGATGATGGTCAGGTAGTCGCCCAGGTCGAGGAGGAGTTCGCCGTGCTCGGAAGCGGGCGCCGACCGGATCTGTGAGCGCACCGACCAGCCGTCCCAGGAGAAGCCCGGCACGTCCGCGACCCGGTAGTTCTGCACGAACGTGGCGCCCTGCTCCAAGCGCAGATCGAAATGCCCTGCGGCCAACCCAGCCACCTCCGGGATCTCTGCACTGTCCGCATCCGCGGCAAGCGTCGCCTGCCCGACGAGGGCGGCTGTGGTGTGCGCGGCCAGGGTCGGGGCGGCGGTGAGGGTTGTGTCTGCGGTGAGTTCTGCCGTCGCGCGGGCGGCGACGCGGGCCGCGGCACTGAGGGTCGTCTCGGCGGACAAAGCCGCAGACGCTGTCCACACCGCCCCGTTGGACAGGGTGTTGAACAGGTCGAATGCGACGTAGTCGCCAGTGCCGCCATCCCGGTGGGCGCTCATGTCGAGCGCGCACGTATCCACTTCGGCTGGGATCCAGGCGGGGGTGGCGAGCGTCCTGCGGTTGGTCCACGTCGTGCCGTCCGGGGACGTGTCCCAGTAGAGGCTGGTGCCGTCCTCACGCATCCGCAGAAACAGGTGGGCGACGGGGCTGTAGGCGAGTTCGACGGCGGCATCATCCCAGTAGCCGGTCTCGGACACACAGCGGAGCATGCCCGACACCGCATTGATGATGAACCCGACGCGGGTGCCCTCGACCGAGCCTTGCACGGTGACCGCGCAGTACGCCTCCGCCGTGGCCCCGCCCGAGGCCGGCACGACGGGCACCTGCACGAAGAAGCTGGCCCCGGCGAGAGTCCACGCGTAGGCGGTCTGGCAGCCGGCGTAGTCGAGGGTGCACGGCACGCGCGCCCGGCCGCCGACCACCGCGGTCCCGCCGTAGGAGTTGCCCCAGACGGGGTTGAGTGCGGCCGCGTTGAAGTTGTCGACGAGCGTGGAGAGGCTCGGCACGGCCGCCTCCCTACGAGATCGACAGCGTCAGGGACCCGGCGGTGAGCTTGAGTTCGTCCCCCGCGGCGACGGTGCGGGACGCGGACAGCGGCCCGTACCAGAGGCGGACCGGGCTGCCTGCCGAGTCCCAGATCTCGACACCGACCACGGTCGCCGCGGGCAGCCCGGTCCACGCCAGGTCAACCGAGTTGCTGGTGGCCCCGTTGACAGCCGCGGCCACGCTGAGGTTCTGCCGGGCGTAGGAGCCGCCGGCCACCTCGGTGCCCGCAGCCGTGTCGGTGCCGTTCGCGGTGACCAGAGCGACCTTCAGTGGCGTAGTGGGCCGGGTCGGGGCGCCGACACCGAGGACCCAGTCGAGCGTCAAGTTCTCTGCCGTGTTGCTGAGCGAGTCCGGCACGCGGCCTCCTCCAGTTGGGCGCCGCGTGGCGCTGGGGTGGTGTCCCGCCGCCCTGGCGGGGGGCGCGGGCGGCGGGACCAGGCGGCGACCGGACCGCCCGTCTAGTGGCTGCCGATCTCGCGGTTGCGACGGATCGGCGGTCGGGAGTGCAGTAGGTAGAGCAGTGCTGCGCTACTGGGGTCCGGTGAGGGTTGGTCGAGTCGGCGGCGGCCGTCCATCCAGTCCCATGCCTGATCGGCGGGGATCGGTCCGGCGCCGGTGATCTCCACCTTCTCCGACGGGTTGTCGGTGGGCGGCAGCAGTAGCGCCGACGGCGAGACGTCGAGGGCGGCTGCGAAGACCACCAGTTCGTCTACGTGCACCTGGCGCTCGCAGCGCTCCACCTTGGAGATAGCGGACGGGGCGACTGTCCGGCCTGCGTCTCGGAGTCGGTCCGACAATGTATAGACGCTCAGGCCCCGAGCCTTCCGGATGCGTTTGATGTTGGCTGCCACGGTGGCGGCGGTAGGCCCGTACTGGACTGCGGGACGGGCGTGGCGCTGCTCGCTCATCGGCCCTCACCGCCGCTCCCGATGCGGATCTCTATCGACAGGTCCGACGGCGACAGGAGGAGCTGGGCTACCTGAACGTCGAGCGTCTTGGCCAGCGCGGCAAGGTCGTCGACGTCTACACGGCGCATGCCCTGCTCAATGCGTGTGATGCCGGAAGCGGGTATGGGTCGCCCCACTTCGGCAAGTCGGGTGCTGAGTTGCCGCGTACTGAGCCTGCGGGCTTCGCGGATGCGCTGGACGTTGGCGGCGACGTTGCTTCCCACGGGGCCGACCTCGATGGCCCGACGACCATACTGCTGGCCGCCCATCACTGCTCACCGCCAGGCTGCACCTGCGCCTTTACCTGCTCCGCATCCCACGCGTCGAGCACCGCGACGTCGTACAGCACCTTCCGGCCCCGTTTGACGCCGCCGGGGATGTAGCCGATGTGCCGCCAGTACCGCACCGTGCTCTCGGCGGTCCTGTAGCGCTCCGCCACTTCGGCGGTGGTCATGTACTTCTTGACCTGCTCATCGAGCGACGAGCGATTTCCGTTAGCCATGTTCGTCTCCAGGTGACACGGAGGCCCGGCGCCTGGAACGCCGGACCTCCTTCCCGCAGTAGCTAACTGCGGGCGCTTATCGGGGTTGTCGTCCGCCCGGCCCCCACTGTGATGTGCGCAAGGAGACTCCGGCCTTCAGGTCGGAGGGGAATCGCGCTTGCGGCGGGCCGGATGCTTGGCCCGCCAGTCGAGGAGTGCCTGACGCTCGAAGAGCAGGGTTCGACCGATCTTCGAAGGCTGCGGGAAGCCCTCCATGCGCTGGACGTAGGTGTATACGGACCGGCGGTCGATTCCGAGCAGGCCGGCGGCTTCGTCTGCGGTCAAGAAGTCGTCACTATTCACACTCAGTACGATAGACTGTTCCTGTTCGCACTCAGTTGGATTAAGGGGGTGGGTTGTGCAGCTCAGGTACCAGTTCCGCTTGTATCCCACCCGTGGCCAACAGCAAGCGCTCGCCCGCACCTTCGGCTGCGCCCGCGTCGTCTACAACGACGCCCTACGCATCCGCAAGGACGCGCACGCGGCGGGCACGCCGTTCCCGAAGTCCGGAGATCTGTCCAAGCAGCTCATCACCGAGGCGAAGCGCACACCTGAGCGTGCGTGGCTGTCGAACGCCCCGGTCGGCGTCATGCAACAGGCACTGCGCGACCTGGACCAGGCGTACCGGAACTTCTTCGACTCCCTGTCCGGAAAACGCAAGGGTCCGAAGATGAGCGAGCCCCGGTTCAAGTCCAAGCGGGACAACCGCCAGACCGCCCGCTACACCCGATCCGACTACTTCCGGGTACTCCCCGACGGCAAGCTCCGGCTGCCAAAGGTCGGCGAGGTGCGGGTGAAGTGGTCCCGCGACCTGCCATCCGACCCTTCGTCAGTCACGGTGGTGAAGGATGCGTCAGGCCGCTATTTCGCGAGCTTTGTCGTCCAGACCGACCCGTCCGAGGTGCTGCCGGAGTCGAGCGGCGAGGTCGGCATCGACCTGGGCCTGACGCACTTCGCGGTCCTCTCGGACGGGCGAAAGGTGTCCTCACCGAAATTCCTGCGCCGCGCCGAACGCAAGCTCCGCAAGGCACAGCAGGCCCTCTCCCGGAAGAAGAAAGGCAGCAACAACCGCAAGAAGGCCGTCGCCCGCGTGGCGCGGCTGCATGCCCGCGTCGCCGACACGCGGCGGGACCACCACCACAAGCTCTCCACCCAGTTGATCCGCGAGAACCAAGCGGTGTACGTGGAGAACCTGTCGGTAAAGGGGCTCGCTCGCACCAGGCTCGCGAAGTCCGTGCACGACGCCGGCTGGGCCCGGCTCACGGCGATGCTGGAGTACAAGGCTGCCCGGTACGGCCGGACCTTCGGCAAGGTGGACCGCTTCCTGCCGTCGTCGCAGACCTGTTCAGTGTGCTTCGTCATCGACGGGCCCAAGCCCCTCAGTGTCCGGGAGTGGACGTGCGGGGCCTGTCAGACCATCCACGACCGGGACGTGAACGCGGCCCGCATCGTCTTGGCCGCCGGACGGGCGGACAAGCCAAACGCCTGCGGAGGGACCGTAAGACCAGCCGCCTAGCGGAGGGCAGGACCCGATGAAACAGGAACTCGACTCAAGGCGAGCCGCCACGGCGGACGCCAGGGAGAGAATCTCCCGCCTTCAGGCGGGAGAGGACGTCAAAAGGACCGGGCGGACAAGGGGCCGAGCGCGAGGCGCTACCAGGCCCGGCCCTGCGGGAGCCACACGCAGGGAGATTCAGGCGGCGAGTAAGCCAGCTTCGATGATGCCGGGCGTGGGCCCGGGTTCGACGAGTTCGCGCGTGTCGGGGTCCCGGCGGGCTTCGGGGAGTTCGGCGAGGTCGTAGAGGACGCCGTTACGCCGCTGCGGGTTGTGGTGCCTGGTGAGTCGTCCTTCGGCTGCCCACCTGCGGATGGTGGTCGCGGGGCGGCCGGTCCAGTAGGCGGCAAGGTCTTCGGGAACGAGCTGCGGGGGCACTCGATCACCCCCAGACGCACGGAAGGGCCGCTTGGTGGCGGCCCTCCAGACACAGCGAGATCGATTGGAGCACACCATACGCTCGCCGCTGATCAGATGGCAACCCCTGTTGCTGAAACAGCATCACGGGGTGGACCCGGCTCCCTCTTCCTCGTCGAAGAGTGGTCGGATCAGGTGCAGGTACTCCCAGATCCAAATGCCGAGGTGTTCGGCGGCCGTGTGGTAGCCCTCAATGCGGAGGCGCCGGTTGGGCCGCCAGGTTCCTTCGGTGTGGCGGCGCAGCCAGTAGGTGCAGCGTGGTGACGGGGCGGGCGGGGACTGAGTCCAGTAGGCGGTGGCGTCATCTACGGGCGGCGGCTTGTGCCCCCATGGCGGGGCGCTCACGGCGCCCATTCCTCGCCCTTGTGGTCGGGGTGCCCGGCGAACGGCTGGGCGAGCAGGCGGAGGGTGCGGCAGGGGTATGGGCCGCCCGTCAGCTCGCCGTCGCTACTGATCTCGCCGCACGTCCTGCACACGGTGCCGTCGACGTTGACACCATCCCATCCGGTCGCGGCCGGATGCTCGTCAACGATGGCGAGCTTTGCATCAAGGTCGACGATGACGGCCTCGGGCTGGTTTGCCTCGATGTGCAGGGCGTCCGTCTTCTCATAGATGCCGCCGCCTTCGTGCGGTTGGTGGGCGACAACATCTACTTCTCCGGCTTTGATCTCCCAGTGTGTCGGGTCGCCCCAGCCATCTTCGGGAAGCCCGTACACGTAGGCTTCGGCGCGCCACAGTCCGGGAGTGGCTGCCGCTGCAATCGCCCGCCGTTCGGCGTACCGGGCCCGCAGGAAGTCGCCGATCTCGCTCATGCTGCCGCTCCCGTCTGGGTTGCCTGTTCGACGGTCACGGCGTCCTGCGCGGCTCGGAGTTCTCGCCACTCCCCCAGCGTCTCCCACCGCCCGCCGCAGCCTCCGCAGTGGACGCGGTGGCTGCCGGTGGATGCGGTGAGCTGCGTGCCGCACCATCCGTCGCCGACGACCGTGGGGCAGGCGCCGATCTGAACACGACCGGGCCGCTTCTCCCCGGAGGCGAGCGCCGCGCACTCGGAGTGCAGCTTGCACAGGTCGTCGATGTCCTGCCCGACGCTCTCGTAAGACGAGCACGCCCACAGCAGGTTGTTGCCGAGGAACCCGACCAGGTGCGGCACGGCCTGGGTCGGATTCCCGCGCCACGGGGCGACCGTCCAGCCGAGCGCCGCCCGCCACGCATCCTCGATCGCCGACAGTCGGGCCGCGATCCCGCCCGGACCAACCAGGGCGAGGACTTCGAGCCGCGGCGGGATCGGCGGCGTCTTACTGCCGGACGTCGCCCCGCCGGGACGCCGGGCACCGCGCATCAGCATGGCGGTGGTGTCGAGCTGGCGGAACAGGCCGGGGAGGTCACGGAGACGGCGGGCCGTGGCGTCCTCGCACGGCCGGCATGCGTACCGGCCGGCTTCGGCAACCCACAGCTGCCGCCCGCAGCGGGGGGTGATGCAGGTCGGCCACTCGTACTGGTCCAGGCTGGTGGGGTGGTCGTGCACGGCGGGCTCCTCGTGGTGCGGGATCCAGGGTGACGCTGTGGCCAATGATGCGGCACGCCGTTGACAACGCCGGGCCGTTGACCCGTGGCACGCCTGTGGGCCCGCACCAGACGGCACGGGCCCACAGGGGGTGGGTTCAGCGGTGGCGATGCCTGCCGAGGAGCAGGGTGACGGTGGCGGGGGTGACGAGGAGTATCGCGCAGCCGATCAGGAAGCGGGTCCAGCTGAGGTCGTCTCCAGCGGGCAGCAGGATCGCGGCGAACAGGCCAAGGCCCACGGCCGCACCGATCACCGAGTCGAGGAAGGCGCGCATGGTCGGGTCGGACATTGGTTCCTCACTTCTCCTTGTTGGTGGCCCACCGCTCCCATGCGGCGAGTCCGGCGATGGCGGCTTTCTCGATGGTGGTTTCGCGCCGTCGGGAGGCGCCTCCGGTGGGGAGCCGCCACGTCCACCCGTTCCGGCCCGTGGCGGAGGTGCCGCCGTAGGACGGCTCGACCACAACCAGCACCGCACCGCCGGACACCACATGCCAGCAGCGGGACTCCCGCCAGTCCGGGGCCTTCACCAGGGTGGCGGCGTCGACCACGGCGCGAGCACGGCGGGCCGACATGGGGCGGTGGGTCACGGTGCGCTCCGCATCGTCACGAGGGTGACCTTCTCGGCGAGCACGGACTCGTCGCCCGCGCGGTAGCCGGGCGGGAAGACGCTCACCGTGTACTCGCTACCGCCGGGCTCCTCGCCCAGGAGCGTCTCGCGGATCCCCGTCTTCACCTGGTCCAAGGCGTCGCGGGGAGACGTCGAGAGGACGGGCAACACGAGCGGCTCACCCTCTCGCCCCTCGAAGGTGACGTGCACCTTCCATACGGTCATGAGTCCTCGTCTCGGTCGAACCAGTAGCGGTCGTAGTGGGCGCAGGTGCGAGGGTCGTCGTCCCAGTCGTGCTGGTGGGGCTCGGACGGCGGCGGGACGTCGGGGGCGGGGGTGGCCGAGGTAGTCACCCGGTCTCCTGGCGGGCGTTGCGGCGGTCGGCGGCTTCCTGGGCGGCCTTGCGGGTGAAGCGCGGGTCGTAGCTGAGGTGGCTGACGGTGTCGTAGACATAGAAGTCGCGCGGGCCGGACTCCTGAACGACGAAGCGCGGGGCCGATTCGGTGGGAGCGGTCATCGCTCCTCCTTCCTGAACGGTTCGGTGGGCAGGCTCATCCGGTGACGAGCCCGGGGGTGGGAGGCGCCGGATTAGGGCGCCTCCCGTAGGCGATCGGGCTACGCGCCCAACTCGGGATACTGACCGGCCATCAGGCGTTCTGACGGTTGTGGAGGCGGGCCAGGACGGGCGTGAACTCGGCGACCAGGCCGGCGAACTCGGTCTCGGTGGCGATGCAGTGGTGCACCGGCGTGGAGTACGGCGTGGCCGCGTCATCCGGGGTCATGTTCAGCCGCCATGACTCGACGACGAACCGGCCGTCGCCGATGGGCTGCGCGGTGATGAAGCCGCCGGGGACCGGGGTGAAGACGGGAACCGTGGCCATCTGGGACTCCTTGCGGTGGTCGGGGCGGGGGTGTGAGCGGGGGGCCTGCGGCGGTCAGGACGGCTCCTGGCCGTACCCGCCGCGCTCGCCGATCAGCTTGCGGACGTCCTCCACAGGCACCTCCAGGAACAGCCGGCCCTTCGTCAGCTTCGGGTCGCCGGACAGGAACAGCTCGGCCGAGTCCTCGGCGTGGTCCCAGTCGACGTCGAGGCCGGGATGGCAGAACACCTCGTCGAACAGGTCGGCGCCGGCCGGACCGAACACGGTGACCTGGTGTCCGTCGGCGAAGACGATCAGGTGGTCGCCGCCAGCGAGGACAGCAGCGTCAAGGGTGGAGGTCATGGCGGGGCCTTTCAGGCGGGGGTGAGGGAGCGGGCGCGGACGCAGGTCGCCACAGGTCGGCCGGTGCTGTCGGCGAGCTGGAAGCGGGCCGTCCCGATGATCGGGTCGTCGCAGTTCAGGCACGTGCACGGGTGGGCGTGGTGGAGGCCGTGCAGGTCGGTGAGGCTGCCGTGCCTAGCTAATCAGCTCCATTCCCAGTTCTGTCCGGCGCGGGCTGCACGGTGGGCGGCGTCGGCGAGTTCGGCGGCGAGTTCTCCCCACTCCGGGCTCATGGACCGGGTGCCGGCGGCCTTCTCCATGAGGTCGCCGATGCGTCCGGCTTCGCGGGGCGGGATGAGGGCGATGTCGGCGAAGCGGCCGTCGAACAGGTAGCTGATCTCGCGCCACTCGCTGCTGGTGAGGGTGTGGGCGAGGTGCTGGCCGAGGTTGGCGATGGTGAGCGAGGACCGGCTACCGCGGACGCCGTGGCTGATGCGGATTGCCATGTCAGTCCTCCGCCAGGTGCTTGAACCGCTCGGGGAGTCGGGCGGCGGCGTCGATGACGGCTGCGTTGAGCCGCAGGTACTCGGAGGTCTCGTGGGTGATGCCAGCGGTGGCTTCGCGGGCCGTGTTCTCGCACAGGGCGGCTTCGGCTCGGTGGTAGGCGGCGACGGCCTGGTTCTCGTCGGCGTAGGTGCGGATCTGCTCGGGGGTGGGCTTGGTCATCGGGTTTCCTTCGGGTGAGTTGGGTTAGCGGCGGCGGTACTGGGCTTCGGCGTCGGCGATCGCTTCGGCCTGGGTGGCGGACAGTGCGGACTTGACGACGAACCGGCCGGTGGTGTTGTCGATGACGGCGGCGACCCATGTCTTGTCGGGGGTGGTGAGGGTGTCGCTGGGGTTGTCGGGCATGCGGCCGAAGGTCTGGCCGGTCTCCAGCCTGTGGTTGCGGTCGAGCTTGATGGCCATGTGTTGTTCCTTCCGGGTGCGGCTCAGAGGCCGCGGTTGTGGGCGTGGTCGGTGGCGCGGTCGAACGCTCGGAGGACGGGGGCGGGGCTGGTCTGGGCCGCGTTCCAGGACGGGATCGTCTCCGCGCCCGGGAAGGCCTGCTGGATGGCGTCGAGGAGGAGCACGCACGCGTCGTGGGTCTGGTCGCGGCCGGCGGCTTCGAGGCGGATGGCGCGGATCGGGCAGACGGCACCGGACTCGTCGTAGAGGGCATCGCGGCACCAGCCGCCGGTCTCGAGCCGGGTTCGGGCCCGGTGGAGGAGGCCGGCGATCGGCGTCCGGCACGGGTTGGGTGCCGCGGTCGGGGTGAGGCGCGGCAGGACGGGGTCGGCGCCGGGCAGGTGCGCGGTGCGAACCTCGTAGGCGACCGCGGCCTCGTCGAGACGGACCGACATGACGGCGTCAACGAGGGCAAGCCGGGTCTCGAGGTCGAGGGTGGTGTCGACGGACGGCCGGAGAGCGGTGACGGTCATCGGCGGGCCTTGCCGTTGCCGCTGCAGCACCAGCACAGGCCGCGAGCTCGGGCTTCGTCCGGGGAGAGGCTGCCGTTCTGGGCCTCCCACTGCTGGTCGGTCATGGGGTGGGGCATGATGAGGGTCTCCTCGTCTGGTCTTGAATCGGATGGGGAGGGAGGGGCGCCCCTGGTCGCTTCCAGGCATTCGAGGGGCGCCCCGGTCTTGGCTAGGCGAGCTTGCGGACTTCGCATGCGGTGATCCGCCCGCCCCTGAGGTGCGGGGCTTGGTGGAGGAGCATCTCTGCCACCTGCTCGGCCATCATTCGTTCTGTGGGCACGCGGCCCCCGACCGTCTCGGCATCGAGCGTCCCCTTGTGCTCGACGTACTTGCCGTCCTTCTCGATCCGGACGTGGGCGTACCAGCTGGTGCGGCGCATCTGTGTCTCCTTGCGGTGGGTGGGTTGGTGGTCAGACGCGTCGGCCGCGGATGCGGCGGGCCCGCGGGTCGGTGCCCTGCGCGGCGAGCTTCTCCATGCCCCGCAGTTCGGCCTCGTCCAGGTACGCGGAGTGGTCCTCGCCGAGCGGCGCACCGACCTGCGGGCCGGGCCCGGCGACGTTCCGCATGCCGGCCGGGGGCTTGTCGTAGACAGGCCCGTAGCGCAGGCAGAGCCCCTCAGCGCTCGTACCGCCGTCGGTCATCGGGTTGCCGGTGAACGGCGCCCGACGAGTGAAGGTGAACTCCGAGTACAGCTGGGCGTCCTCGTAGGGGGCCCGGTTCTGGGCGATGTCGTAGACGACGTAGTAGGGCTTGTTCAGGCGGGCCTCCTTGGCGAACTTCTTCGCCTGGGAGGGGCTCCAGGTCTTCGGCATGGGCCAGGTCTCCGTTTCAGATTTGCGGTGGTTTGCCGGGTGGACAGGTGGGGGTTTGCCCCGGTCTGCACCCCGGACAGGGGGTGGTCGACGGGTGGACGCGACCCGGGTCGCGTCCACCTGCCGTCCGGGTGACAGACCGGGATGAAAAGGGTCTTGTCCGGGGGCCTGTCCGGGGTGAACGGGCGAGTAAGCCCAGGTCAGGCGCCTTCGAGGAGGTCGAGCGCGTCCTCGATGTCGGCCCGCTTGTAGCCGTTCACGCGATTCGGCCGACCCGGGATCGTGATCTTCACGGTGCCGCCCGCTCCAGCGGCACGAAGCAGCTCGCTCAGGCGCTCCTCGGTCATGCCGCCGCCGATGATCTCGGCCATCTCATCCAGTTGGGCGACGTCCCGCTCGAGCTCGTCCATCGCTTTCAGTGCCCCGCGGCAGGCATCCATCTGCATGCGCTGCTCCGGCGTGTGGCTCAGGATGTGCCGGCCCGGCACGCCATCCCGCTTCGGTCCTCCCGCCGCCGAAGACAGACCGGTCGCGTTGAGGAGGTGCTGCTCGATCGGGTCCTCCCACTGCCCGGCCAGACGGCCCGACTTCTCGCGGATCCTGGCGGCCTTCTCCAGCAGCATGGTGATCTCGCCGCGCTCGTCCTCGTCCAGGTCGAAGGAGCGGGCCAGGTCGGTGACTCCGGCGAACGGGTTCACCAGCCAGCCGAAGCCGGGCCGCGGCGGGTCGAACTTGGAGGCGTCCCGGCCCGCGCTGGCCTGACCGCCCCCAAGGATGGCGTTGGACTGGGTGGCGTTCTCAACGCGCATCGCCCATCGGGCACCGCAGTTCATGGCGAGCGCCTGCGGGATGACATCGGCCTCCGGGTACTGGGTGATCAGCACCATGAGGATGCCTGCACCCGCAGCGACCGCAGACAGCTCGATCAGCGCTTCCAGGATCTCGTCACGCAGCGGCTTCCCGGGCCGCGTGTAGGTGGCCAGCTCGTCGATGACCAGCAGCTCGATGCCGCCGATCTGCTCAATCACGGGCGCGACCAGCTTGGACTTGCCGAGCGCGCCCAGGTCCCTCTCCCGCCGGTCCTTGTCGGCGAGCAGCGCCTTGAGCAGGGCCAGCAGCCGCTCGGGGTTCGGCTTGAAGTACGTCGACGCGACGCCCGCCTTGGAGTAGGGGTCCCACTCGCCATTGTTCTTCCCGGCAACGATCCGCAAGTTGATCCGCGGGTCGAAGGACGTGCCGACGACCAGGTTGGAGGCGCCGACGCCCTTACCGGATCGGGTCATGCCGGCGATGACGTAAGACTGGTTGTTGATGGCCAGGCGGATGGTGATGCCGCGCTTGTTCCAGGCGACGGGCACGCCGTCCTTGAAGGCGTCGAGCTGGGTCGGCGCCTTCAGCAGCGGGGACGGCCGGGTCTCTTCGAATGGGTCGCGGTCCGTCATCCAGAAGGAGGTGCGTACCTCAGTGCCTGCCTTCTCGATGTCGACCATGGACACGTCGCGGCCGAGTGCGCCAGCCAGCTTGGGCAGCTTCTTCTTCAGTTCGGCGACGGTGGTGCGGGGCGGCAGGTCGAAGACAACGGTGGTGCTGCCGTCCTTCTCGCGCTGCGGCACGGCGAGGATCTGGATCTGCTCGTTGGGCTTGACCTCGCCGATGTTGCGGAGCGCCTGCTCGAGTTCTTCAACCGTGAGCGCCGGGGGCGGCGGGGCGTTGAACTCCCGCATCCCAGGCTGCGACTCCAGCTTCGTCAGGTCGACCGGGGCGGCCAGCATCTGCGTCTCCGTGGTCGGGGCAGGTACAGGCTGGCCGACGTCGAAAGGGCGCGACACCAGATACCAGCCGTAGCCGGCTGCGGTGCCAAGCGCGGCCAGCAGCATGGGCTGCCCGCTGGCGGCCTGCTCTATCGCGCCGCCCAGGACGGACATGGCGCCCAGTCCGCCACCGGCGACGATCGCGGCTCGGCTGGCCTTCTTGCTGGTGCGGGCGGCGTTGATCTCCCGGTCGGTCGGGGGCAGGAGCGGGGTGGCCTGCAGCGCGGCGAGCTTGGACTCCTCTGCGGCGACGCGCCCGCCGAGGCTGGCGAGGGTGCCGGCGCTGACGTCTTCGCCGGCCTCGGAGCGTGCCTTGGCGTGAGCGAAGCGGCCGTGGGCTTCCGCGGCGATCCGCTGCTGCTGGATCAGCTTGTTGTCGTAGCGGCCCTGCTTGCGGTCGGTGGCGTACTGGATGGCGGTGACGGGGTCGATGTCGGCGCCGGCCAGCCAGTGCTTGGTGCGGGCGGTGGCGTGGCCGTACTGCTTCTTGGCGGTGGTCTTGATGCGGTCGCTACGGGACGGCCCCTCGGGCTCGGCGGGCTTGGTCAGTTCCTCGTCGGACCACTCGAACGGCGGCTCGTAGGGCTCGTAGGGCGGCTGGTGCTCGATCTCGGTGGCCACAGGGCCTGTCCTTCCAGGAGTCGGGGGCGGGGCCCCGATGTGGGGCCCCGCACGAGGGGTGGGTCAGAGGCCGCCGAGGATGTTGCTGAGCGAGGCGACGCCGGTGTCGGTGAGCTGATCGGCCATGCCGCCGATCACGGTTCCGGCGAGCGCGACACCGAGAATCGTGACGACGACCGCGTCACCGACCTTCAAGTGACCGCCCTTGACCCGGAAGAAGACGACGAGGCCGAGGATCGCGATGGTGGCAACACCGGTCCCGATGGCCGCTCCGGACGCCTGGGTCTGGATGTTCTGCGGGTAGCCGGCGGGCATCTGCTGCGGGTTGGTGAGTGGGGCGCCGACACCGTTGGGGGTGAGGTCGCGGCCGATGCCGTCGGCGGCGCCCGGCTGGGTGTCGGTGCGGGCGACGGCGAGAACGGTCGCCTCGTGCTCCGGGCTCGCGGCGGCGGTCGCCGTGGCGCCTCCGAGGAGGGCGACGGTGGCGGTGGTCGAGACGGCGATGCGGCGAAGAGTGGCGTTCATTTCGGGTCTCCTGACGGGGTGGGTTAGGCGTTGGATGTGGGGTTGTTCTTCACGTAGTCGCGGAGGCGGACGGCGTACTCGTTGGAGCCGCCGCCGATCACTTCGCGGACCTTGCGGGCGGAGAGCTGGTCGACGTCTCCGAGGGCTTCGGCGAGCTTGCGAACCTTCTCGATGTGGGCCGGCTCAAGAGGCTTCTCGGGGGTCTTGGCGGAGGTGCGGCCAGATGCCTGCTTCCCTTTACGCCCAAGGGCTCCAGGCCCTTCGGAGGTGGTCCGGGAGCGGGCCCGTGACCCTCCCCCCGCGGGCCCTCCAGGGCCGCCTTCTGTGGTCGCTCCAGACGGCCCGTCGTCGCCTCCGTTGGCACCGAACACGTCGGCGAGCCAGAGGTCGACGGCGACGCTTTCGGGGCTGCGTTCGTAGTCCCGCATCACCTCTGCGATGGCCTCACGCGCAGCCTCGCGGGAGGCGAGCGATTCGGCCGTGACCGACAGCGGCAGACCGTGCTTCGTCTCCCATGCCTGCACCCACGCAGCCTCGCGACTGATGGCCCCCGTGGGGTGGGCGGCGATGATCCGACGGAACTCCTTGAACTCCTCCTCGAAGAGATCCTCACGGAGCTTGTCCTCGGCCTGCTCGGTCCGCTTCCGCTCCGCGTCGGCCTTCGCCTTCTCCCGGGCGACGCGTCGGTCCTTCGCGCGCTGCTTCAGGTCCCGGCCGTCCTCCGCGGCCTTCGACTCGAGGAACTGACGGACCTCCGCCAGCAGCGGGCCGATGACTGACGTGGCAGCGAGGGCGCAGCCGGCGACTGTGCCGTACTGGGTGACGCCGTGTGCGAAGTTGATGTAGCCGGCGAGCGACGCGAGCGTGGCAGTCAGCAGCCAGAACGGCCAGCGGGGCAGGCCCTTACGGTGCGCCCACCGGGTGCCCATGACGCCCACCCAGGCAAGCAGTTCGAGGAAGAACGGGATGGGGGCGAGCGTCCAGGCCGGGCCGGGGTTCTTGTCGTCCTTGTGGTGCAGGCCGAGGAAGTAGGAGATCTGGGCGGGGAGGGCGGCGAGCAGGCCGAGCGTCATGACGACGTTGACGAGGATCTTGAAGGTGGTGCCGTCGTCGTCGCGCTGCTCGCGTCGCTTCGCCTTGCGGACGGCCTTGTCGTCCTTCGCGGTCTCGGCGACGGCGGCGAGCTGGTTGCGCAGCTTGGTCTGCCTGACCTGCTCGGCGAGCTTGTCCGTCTCGGTCTTCGCCGCGTTGGCCTCGGCCTGCTGGGCGGCCGTCTGTGCTTCGGCGGCGAGCTTCGCGGCTTCGGCGCGGGCCTTGGCGGCGTCGGCTTCACGCTCCTCCCAGGAACGGTATCCGCTGCTCATCGGGTGTCCTTCCAGGACTTAGTGGGGGTGAACGATGGGGTGGTGCTGGGCCGGTTCTCCTCACCACCCGGTCGAGCCGGGCGGATCGGACAGCCGGTCAGCGGGTCAGTTCTCGTACAGGGCGCGTGCGCGCCGCCAGATCGGCTGCTGGCGCAGCTTGCGATCGAGTTCGGCGTTGACCGCCTGCGCTTCCGGCGACTCGTCGCCGTGCTTGCCGTCCGGGTCGGGACGGGCGGCCATCAGGCGCTTGATCTCGGCTCGGTCCTGCTTCCAGCCCATGACGGGCTCCTCTCGGGTCAGGTGGATGGCGGGTGGTGCAGTGCCCCGGTCTGCCTTTGCGGCTACGCCCGTGGTGGCCGGGCCGGGGCTGCCACCGCACGGAACGGGGGTGGACCGTGCGACGGCGGTATCGGAGGGTCAGACGACGTCCTGCCAGTCCCTGCCGGTCTGCGCGCGGAAGGCGTCGGCCATGTCGTCCGCCTTCACCTCGGCCACGAGGCCTTCCGGGGAGTCTTCGCCGTAGGTGGCCATGGTCTTGATCCGGTCGCGGTACGCGGCGTGGACCTCGGCGGCCTGAGCCTTGGGGGTCTTGCTGCGAAACATGCGGTACTCCTTCAGTTCGATCAGTCGGATTGGGTCGGTTAGCGCTGTACGACAGGGCGACGAATGTCGCGGTGGATGACGGTGACGGTGTGGCCGCGGCGCCGCAGTCGGCGGGCGAGCTGGTCGGCGACGACGACCGACCGGTGCCGGCCCCCGGCGCAGCCGGAGCCGATGACGATCGGCTTGTCGCCCGGACCCTCGGCGTAGGCCTGCACCTGCCGGGCGGTGGCCTTCAGGAGCGGCCGAATGCCTGCGGTGTGGAGCACGGCCCGCTGCACGAGCCGGTCGCGGCCGGTGAGCTGCCGCATCCGGGGGTCGACGTGCGGGTCACGGAACGCGCGCCGCAGGTCCAGCACGATGTCCGCCTCAGGAGCGCTGGCATGCAGGAAACCGAAGCTGACGATCTCGACGGCGGCCATCAGGCGGCGGCCGGGTAGTGGATGTGGAGTTCGGTGCAGCCGGTCACCCAGTCGAGGTGGATCGGGCACGTCTCGCGCTCGGCCAGCGGGACGGCGTAGACGGTCTCCCGGTGCAGGGCGCGGCACTTCTCCGCGTGCTCCTGCGCCCACTCACTGGCCTGGGCGTCGGAGAAGCGGCTGCCGTCGTTGAAGCCGACGGACGCGTTCCGCCGCCACTCCTGGTTGCAGTAGGCGCCGCAGCCCCCGCACCGGGCAGTGCTTACGTTCGGCTCGGTGTCGTCGAGGTAGAGGCTGTCGTGGCTGACGTCGACGGTGGCGCCGCCGACGGTCAGGTAGCGGGCGATGACGCCCTCGGGCCAGGCGGTCGACTGCGCGGGTTGGGTGGAAGAAGGCATGGCTGATCTCCTCGGCTGGTCATGCCGGAATGGATGAGGGTGGAAGCCGCGGGGTGGCGGGACGGAGGGGAGCCGTGGACATCCGCCACCCCGCGGCGGTCTTGGGGTCTAGCGCTGGCCGGTGGTCTTACGGGCGGCCTCGGCAGCCTCGGCGGCAGCCTTCGCCTCCGCGATCCGCTGCCGGGTCTGCTCCGCGAGAGCCTTCGCCGCAGCACCCTGCTCGGCGGGGCTCACGACGCCTCCCGCACGAGACGCAGCGGCCGGGTGGCCGGCTCGGGCCGGACGGTGACGGGCACGAACCGGTGTCCGAGCCGGGTGCGGGTGAC